TTACGTGGCTTCATCGCAGCTACGGACCAATTTCGGACCAATCTGGAGCTTTTCCAGCTCCTGCCAGTCATTGGACGAGTTAATCCAACGTGCATAAGTCGATAAGAGCATCTGCACGCTGTGCCCGAGCTGTTGGGCGATGAATGCGGGGTTGAGACCGGACATTAAGCATATTGTCGCATAGGTATGGCGGCAGTTATACGGTGGGCGATATCGGATTCCCAAACCCTTCAGGGTTGGGCGCCATTGGTGGTGGAGGTCCGATGTCTGCTTGACATACTCGCCATTCTTCCCTGGAGGGAAGACGAACGGCGATTCATTGAACTGTCCCTTGCCCTGCTTGCGGCGCTCTGCATACTGCTTCGCGAACGCCAAGGCATGCAGCGCTCTGTCGTTGAGCAGAACAAACCGATCGCGGCCGGTTTTTGTCCTCTCTTCCACAACGCCCAGTGCGACTGTACGTCGGACGTGAGCGGTTTTCTTGATCGAGTCCACCGCATCCCAGCGTAGAGCCAAGCCTTCAGAGAGACGAAGCCCCGTGAAGAACATGAACTCGAAGAATGCTGCGTAGATCTGGCTCGGCCAGTGCGCGTGCTTGTATAGCTCGGCGATGATCAAATTGGCCTCGTCGAGAGTGAACGGATCGACTTCCTTCCTTGAGCGCGCTGGAAGTTGGATCGCTTCGGCGGGATTCCTGTTGATCAGCCCGTCGAGCACAGCTGAACGGAGGATTGTCGACAGCTTCACCATGGCATTGCGTTTAACGGATGCCGATGTCCAAGTGATCGAGGTGACGATCCGCCGAAGAAGCGTGGACGTGATCAGATCTATACGTACCAAGGCGAGGTGGGGCACCCAATACAGATTCAAGGTGCCTTTGTAATTGAGCCTCGTGCCCGCTGCGATCTCCCGGCTGTCCAACCACAACTGGGCGTACTCGCCGAACGTTGGTACACCACCCACGACAGCGCCGGAGCTGGGAAACAGTTCTGCGTACTTGTCCTGGTCGAGTAGGTTGAGCTTGATCAGGCTATTTACTTTATCGCGAAGCTGGGATGCAGCCTTGATGCCTTTTTGTGTCGCGGGGTAGGGAAGGGTTTCACTCCGGCGAGCACCTTCCCACATGAACCTGAGTCGGAGCGAGCCGTAGTGGACGTCGATGCCAGGGGGTAAATCCATTGGCTTTCCAGCCATTCGTCGTACCTCTTTTTGCTGTAGATAATTCGGCCGCTGTGCTTCATCCATATGCCCTCGGGGATAGATCCCCGTAGTCGCCGGCCTTCGAGAGCGCGCTTCGTGCAGCCGAGCAAATCGGCCATTTTCTGTTCGGTAACTTTGTCGACGTCACCGGTGCTGGCGGTTTCCATGGGTGGTCTCCACGCCGCCGGCGGCGGCAGGTTGGTGGTTAGTCGAGCTGGTAGTAGACGTAACAGTCGACGCCTTGATCTTTGAGCGACTGGTGCATGGCTCGCACGCCCGCACTGCGCTGGTTGCCTTGGCCGGGCCAGGGTGTGTCGAGGTGGATGCCCTGGCGGTGCCAGGTGGTGCGCTGCTGGATATAGCCGGGAAGGCTCGGTACCTGATTGGCGCGAAGACCGGGAATGGGAATGACGACGCGGTCGAGATTGGCGCTACCGCCGTCGTTAGCACAGGCGGCAGCTGCCTTTTTGCCGGCCTCGATGGCAATGCTCACCTTATCAGGCAGGCTGGCGAGTTCTTGTTTCGTCATGGCAATAGCTCTCCATGCCCGCGCATGTCGGCGGGCGTGAGTAGTAGGGGGAGGGGTTACAGCTGAGGTGCGAGCAAGTCTTCGACTACCTGGCCAGTGTCGTGGAAGTACCAGTCGCTATCGGTCAGATTGTTGATCATGAACGCGGCGAAGCTTTCGGCAGGCATGCTCTTCATGAGCCGCTCGAACTTCGGCGGAGGACCTTTCCAAGTTGGTTCGAGACCGATGAGCCGAGCTGCTGCAAGATTGTGGTGGCCATCCAGGATGATGCGGTAGGTTTTGCCGCGCATGTCCAGATCGATTGTTCGAACCACGAACACCTTGAACTTGGTCGCCTTCCTGGTGATGACATCTCGGTTCAAGTATCGCTGGCTGCTTATGAGTGGCGGCGCTCTCATTGCGACCCCCTGTAGCTAAGGTAGGCCATGTGGGCGAGGGCGATCATGGCTTCCACCTCTTGCCGACGCGGTAAACCATCATCATGTTGTGATGGAGTGGGACCTTCAGGACGTGGTCGAAGAACTCGCCCTTTCCAGAGATGAATCCGGTGGGCACCTTGGTCCGGCCGGCGCCGAATTCACGCCAGAACTCTTCACCGCCGTTCTTTTCCCAGTAGGCGCGCTCGCGCTTTGGAATCTCATCGTAGGTTTTTTCGAACACGGAGATATCCGGGATATCGCAGATCCGGCGCCATGCGGGGTTGCGCTTGCACCATTCAGCAGCATGCTGAGAGGCTTGATCGACAGAGTAGAATTCCTTTGTGCTTTGTTCGGTCACGGCATCAGCTCCTTGGGTACCTGGACGGTATCGCCAAGCTTGGCGGCGACAATGGCGCGACATACAGCGATGGTTGAGCTTGGGTGGTAGCCGCTACCGGTCATACCAATTAGAGCCTCATACTCCTCGAAGGCGTAGATCAGGCTGATACAGTGCTTGTCCAAAAGCAGGCCTGCCAGCGCCCAGGCCTCCCAGGGGTTATAGCGCTCGCAGCGCTCGGTCGCCTCGCCCCGGTAGATGGCGAACACGCGCCAGCCGTTGCCGTACTGGGGCGGCTCAAGGTGTAGAGCCAGGCCCTCGGCCATACCCACCGCCCAGCCAAGAGCCTCGCCGGTCAGGTCTGCAGTATTCACTTCGATCAGGTTGGTCATGGTCGCACCATCTGCGATGAGTCGCGGTCGGTAACGGAGAACAGCTCATGTCCGTCAGGAGTGTTCTCTGGCGAGCGGGCGGCCTCCATGACGGCCAGGATGTCATCAGAGCCTATATCGTCAGAGTTGGCGGTGAAGATCCGTTTGCCGGCCTTAGGATTTGTAGAGAAAGCGTGGGCGAGCGAGTAGCCGATCACCCGGTATTCCATGATGAAGATCGTCACAGCTCATACCTCTCATCAATCCAGCGTCCAGGCGCCAGAGCGGGTGTAGGTTCGGGTTGGGTTTCGTGCGGGGAGAACTGGCGCTCGTTGCCGGCCTGCAGCTGGTTGTCGGGGATGCAGCTGATGCCGCCTCGGTTACCGGCCTGGTAAAGCCAGCAAGTCGCGCCTTGCTCATCGTCATGGAAGACATCAACCCCGTACGTCAAAGGTGCTGCGCTGGCGCCGGTGGCCAGCAGCAGGAGGCAGAGGGCGAGGCGGGTCATGGTTGCACCGCCGGGAACTCAATCAACGTGGTGCTTCCTTCCTCCGGGTATTCGTCGGTCGCAATGTGCAGCCCGTGGACCTTGGCCCCATCGTCGTCCAGCACGTACCCGACCCACAGTCGGCCATCTGTGTACTGCCCGAACTGGCCGCCTTCTTCCTGGTCGGTGTCGCCGCAGTGGAAATTGATAACGCCGATGACGTCCTTACTGAGCAACATGCTTTGCGGCACCAAGGCGAAGCCGTCCGGCACGCGTGGCTGCTGCAGGATCTGGCGCAAGTTTTGGACCTCTTCGATCATGGATAGCACCGCGACCGGGTCTACCAGGACCAGGTAGCGCTCATCGGTTCCCAGCAGGTCGGCGTCTTCGATCATTCCCTTCCAGCCGTGGGAGCGGATCACATCCTCGGCAGCGGCCTTGGCGGCGACATGCAGGGCGTCTAGATCGATGGAGTCGAGAGCATTTTTTTCTACAGGCACGGTCGTTCCTTTGCCGCCATATCGCGGCAGTGAATAGAGGGGAGAGGGGTTGCAGCGGGGCGGGGTTACGGCTTGCGTTCTTGCTTGGCGATGACCTTGAGGCAGGTCTTGCAGGAGACCTCGGACTTGTGTCGGGCCGATTCCCACTCTTCGCCGTCGCGCTGGCCACGGCCAACTCCACAAGCCGAGAAGTGCTCATCGTCGTCCCCGTTGTGGTCGTATTCGATGTGGATGGACCAATGGATTTTCATGGCCGAATCTCCTGCTCGGCGCGAGCTTGCCAGCCCTCCCAGGAGTCCTGAACGCTTTGGTTTCGGTAGTCCTCTGGACAATCCTCGTCGCGCACCAGGTCGCAGATCCGGTGGTTATCCTCAAAGGCTGCTCGCTCATCGCGCTCAACAGGCGCAGTCGGCGTTGTGTTCCCCTTGAGTTCATCCAGGATGTCGCGCAGGTAGCCCGTGGCCACGCTTGGCTGGGTGCCAGAGCAATCGACCAGTCGCTGGACGAACGCTGTGGCCTTGGTCAGACGCTCGACCTCGGCAGACACAGCCATCGGCGCGACCGGAACAATCGGCAGTCCAGTCTCACCCGCATCCCTCTCTGCCTCTTCTATGGTCCACCAGAAGGCAGTACCAACCATCCAGGCTATAGGGTCGGGGTGGGGCTGAGGGGCTGGAACCTCGAATTCTTTGGATGCTGCCAACACGTACCGGCTGCCGCAGTCGGGGCAGGCCGCTGCCATGACGTTCTCCCGCTCGCAACCCGGGCACTTGTCTTCGACAGGCTCAGGCCCGCTCCAGTCGCATTCGTGACAAGCGCCAAGAGTTTTGTGCTCGTCGTCGATACCAATGTGATTGCAGCCTTCACACTCTCTGACCTCGACATAGATCCGCTGCTTGGGGGCTGGCGCAGGGCTCACCATCTCTGTGTTGCTGGATCGGTTTTCTGTGGGCATGGGGTACCTCCGCGTCATGCGGCTTCAGCTTGGGATGAGGTGGAGCGCCACGGGTCGTTTGCCCGGGCGAGGGCGGCCATCGGCGGCGGGCTGACGCTGTTGCCGCACATGTGCACCTGCTCGGTCTTGGTGAACGGCTTGCCGTCGGCGCCTTTGTCGATGATGTAGCTGGCAGGGAAGCCCTGGGCCCGGTACAACTCGTGCGGCTGCAGCATGCGCAGGCAGATGTCGACGATCACGTACGGCGTACCCTTCACGAATACCGTGACCAGCCCCAGGCGGTCCTTGGTGGTGACCGTCGGCGCTGGCGCGTCTGCTGCGCTGGTGTTCTCGGTGCCGTAGTAGCTGATCAGGAACGCCGCTACGCGTAGGGCGCCTTCTTCATGCTCGGGTGACAGCTTGTACTCGACCAGGGCGTGATGCTCAGCGCCCGCGGTCATGGTCGGCACTGGCTCATTAACGGCCCTGCCCACGCAGTTGCGGCGGAGAGTGGCCAGGTTGGCCGTCACCAGGCGCTGCTGGCTGCCAGTATTGGTGACCGTGGTCAGTGGCTCATCCGCGCCCTTTGCTGGCGTGGTGTTGAAGCCGCCGTTGGCTTGCTCGATAAATGCTGTCACCAACGCCCGATGGCTGCGGGTCATCAGCGTGCCCATTGGCTGGTCAGCTGATACCGGGTGACCGGCATACACTGGGCCGCCTGCCCCAACCATCACTGGGCTGGCCATCATCAACTCGCCGCGGTTGGCAGCTGTGACCGTGGGCAGCGGCTCGCTAGGGTCATTCACCCTGTCGGCGCCCTGATGGGTGGCAGGCAAGATCACGGCGCTGGACAGCGCGTGCTTCACGCCGCCGGCTACGACCGTGCCCAGCGGCTGGTCCAGGCCAGGAACTCGCGGCTGCTGTCCAACACGCTCTCCGTATCCGGTCTGCACCAGGGTTGGGCTGGCCATTGCGAACGAACCGCCCCGCGGCCATGAGGTAACGGTACGCAGCGGCTCGTCGGCAGACTGGGCCAGCTCGCCCGACCAGTTCGCGATCGGCACGATGAAGGGCTGAGGGTTGTCCAGTACGAACTTCTTCATGCCCTTGGCGACCCGGCGCAGGGTGGCGGCGGCCAAGTCCTTCTTGCGGCCGAAGATGCTCTTGCTCGGCACGCTCCAGTCGATGCAATCGGCGGCGGTTCTCCACTTCTGCTGGCCCTTTGCGGGGTTCTTGGAATGGGTAGGCTCTGGCCAGACGATTGGCTGACCGTCGCAGCGGGCGATCATGAATAGGCGCTCGCGGCTCGTCGGCGCGCCGTAGTCGCAGGCCTTGATGATTCGCCATTCGACTTGGTAGCCCAAGGCTTCGAGCAACTGCACGAACCTGCCCCAGGTGCTGCCGCGGTGCTTGGGATCTGGTACAAGGAACTGGTTGTGCACCGGCACGCGCTCGCCCGGGTTGGCCACCCGGTTGATCATGGTCTTGTGCTTGCTTGGGTGCGGTACCAGGTCCAGGGTGATCACCCGGCCCGTGGCCTTGTCGCGCTTGGCGATCAGCCGACCCCACTGCAGGATCTGCTTCACGTTCTCCAGGCTGATGACCCGCGGCCGCTTCTTGCCCGCCCATTTGAGCCCGATCCAAGACAGGTTACGAATCTCGCGTTTGCGCGGCTGGCCGCCGGCGGCCTGGCTGTGGTGGGTGCAGTCAGGGCTCATGTGGAACCAGCCCACCGGCCGGCCCTGACACTCTGCGTCCGGATCGCCCTCGAACACGTCGGTGGTGAAGTGTCGGGCGTGCGGGTGGTTGACGGTGTGCATGCTGATCGCGGCTGGGCTGTGGTTCTTGGCCACATTGACCGGGCGGCCCAGGCCTATTTCCAGGCCGGTACCGGCGCCACCGCCACCGCAGAAAAAGTCGACGACGATCTCATCGTCTTGGGGGCTGAAGCCCAGCCCGTATTGGGTCTTGAAGTCGTTCGGGTCTTGTTTGCGTTTCGCGCGCATGGGCGTTCCTCGCCGGGGTGGCGTGACTGAATGGGAAGGGGGTGGCGTTACTCGGCTGGCGTCTGGTCCAGCAGCATGTCCATTTGGGCGGCGCCCTCGATCCAGGCCGTATCGATGCGCTGGCGGGCGAGTGCGGCATATTCGGGGTTCAGCTCGCAGATGACCGATTGCCGGCCCTCCTGCATGGCGACCAGGGCCGTGGTACCCGCGCCACCGAACGGGTCCAGCACCAGCCCCCCGCGCGGCGCTCCGGCCAGCACACAAGGCCGGATCAGGTCGGGCGGGAAGGTGGCGAAGTGGGCACCTTTGAAACTGGCGGTGGCCACCGTCCAAACGCTGCGCTTGTTCCGCGTTTCGTCGTAGTCGATATCGGCGCGGCCGGCGCGGTGCTGTCCGGTCTGGCCGTGCTCGCCACTGGTGTACTTGGTGTCGCGGGCGAAGCTGTTCCGCCTGCTTCCGCCCAGGGCCTTCATCGGGCCGTTGGTCTTTCCTGGCTGGCGGGTGCTGCCGGCTTGACCGGCTACATCCTGGCTCCAGCGCGCCACTGAACTGGCCGCCGCAGGTTCGCGAATGGCGGCCTGGTCGAAGTAGTAGCGCGGACCTTTGCTGAGTAGGAACAGATACTCATGGGCTTTCGTGCATCGGTCTTTTATGGACTCGGGCATGGGGTTGGGCTTGTGCCAGATGATGTCCTGGCGCAGATACCAGCCATCGTCCTGCAGCGCGATCGCCAGGCGCCAGGGCAGGCCCATCAGATCCTTGGGCTTGAACTCGGTGTGGTTGGGTTTCTTGAGCTTTCTGGCGCTTGCCGCCACCTGCCGAGCAGATAGCGACTGGCCACCCAGCCCCATATCACCACGGCCGTGCGCGCCCCAACTGCCGGCGTAGCTGTCGCCCAGGTTCACCCACAGTGTGCCGTCATCGCGCAGCGCACGCCGGACCTCGCGGAACACGGCGACCAGGTTGTCGATAAATTCGCGCGGAGAGGCCTCCAGCCCGATCTGGCCGTCGACGCCGTAGTCGCGCAGCCCGAAGTAGGGCGGGCTGGTGATGCAGGTGTGCACGGACTGATCCGGCAGTGTCCGCATTATGTCGATGCAGTCGCCCACCAGAATTCGGTGCTGCTGGGTCATGGTTTGCTCCATGCGTGCAGGCGCCGCCCTCAGGATGGGGGTAGCGAATCTTGTGGGTTTAATGTATTTCTTAGTGCCTTTTTAATTTCAGGAAACGTTACGGTGAAGGAAATAACCCATATTGCGCTTCCGCCATTGGTTGAAGGATTTGAGAACGGAAAGGCGAAGTGGAAGAGCTTCGATGAAGTTGATTTTGAGGTTGTTGGGATTTTCCTTAGTTGTCATCTAGTAATTGAACATTATGTGGATGAGTTTATTTGTGCTTACTCTCCCGCACCTTTTGGATGGCGCGATGCGAAATTGACTTTTGCTCAGAAGCTTGGATTGATATCGGGGCTTAATAATTTCCCAGAGCCTTTCACTGTTCCTGCTGTTCTCAAGCACTTCAATTCAGTTAGGAATAGGCTGAGTCATAGAGTTGACTACAGGCTCACCTTGAAGGATCTTGGTCCAGAGATTGAATATCTTCAGAAAACAACTAAAGGTAATCTTCCGGAAAATGGTGCAGGGGTTAAGCAGGTTCTGGAATGCTTTGCTTCTATGATCTGCGTGTATTTTGCCTCGGCCATCACTCACTGTGCTGAGCAGAAGCACAATGGCATGAATGGAGCATGGAAGCTTTGAGTTGATCGAACTGAAACGATTTGATGTTGGATAGTGGAAAATTTTATTAGTATGAGGTATCAAAGGTGAGCGGCATGGAGCCGGATCAGGGAGAAAAAAGTGGAAAATCAAGCACAAGTTGATGCACTAGAGCACCTTCTAATGGCCATTCTACAGTCGAGTCCGATGCTTACCGAGACCTATAGGGCTTTCGATAGGGCTCATGCGTCCCTCATGGACAGCAATGGTCCCGCTGGGACTGACCAAAAATCGGCTGCTGTTGCATACCTTAATCATCTGAAGCAGCAGCTTTAATTGCTGTAGCAATGCGCCAGAAACGAAGAGTCCTGCGTTTATGGCGCACCGACAAACTACTTAGAATCAAAGCTGCCTAGCACCAGCTTGGCCGCGTCGCCAACCTTGCCCTCAAGCACCTGCTTGAACTCCTGAGCGATCGCCTCGCGTTGCGCTTCTTCGCCCAGCCAGCGCAGTTTCAGCTGGGGCTGCGAACCGCTGGTGATGACCGACACGCGCAGGCGGATGGTCTGCTCGCCCAGGCCTTCGAAGGGGATGACCTTGAAGTCGAGCCAGGCGGGCAGGGTTTCCTTGCTGCTGGCCTCGATCGAGTCCATGGCGCTGCGGCTGGCGCGGGTCTCGCTGACAGCGTGGTCGCTTTCGGACGAGGCCTTGACGGTAATTGTGCGCACGGCGGCGATGGCCTTGGCGATGCTCATCACGGCGCCGTTCTCGTCGGTAGCGGCCAAGTGCTGATTCCAGTCCTCGATCCAGTCGCTCATGGCTTTTTGCACCAGCGCCTGGCCACAGATGGCCTGTACGGCGGCGAACGCTGCCGAGGGCTTGAGGCGCAGCAATGCACGGTCGTCAGCGTGGCCGGCGTCGCTCGGCGTGCCCAGGTTGAAGATAACCACGCAACTCATGGCGTCCTGATCGATGAAGCCGCGGGCGTCTAGCGCTGCACGCTCTACGACATACGCGCCGAAGTCGACCAGGGAGTGGGTGGAGTAGGTGCCGCGGAAGCGATTACGGCCTTCTTGGTAACGTTCAAGGTCGACCACATTGAAATGCTGCGGTACCACAACGACCGGGCCCAGGGCGGGCAGGTCGCGGCCGGCGGCGGCGATGGTGGTTTCTTGGATGAGTTCAAGCGCTTCTTTCGTGAGGGACATGCGAAGGTTCCTTGCTGTGGGAATCAGGTGCGGGGATGGACCGGAGCTTCATCACGGTTGAAGAGCTGGTCGTGTTTCTCGGGGAACAGGGAAATGTTGCCCCCGGTGCCGACATACATCGGCGTGTCCAAGCTGGTGTTTTCGCTGCGATCACCGCGTTTGGTGGGCACCTTGTAGGCCAGCTTGTGCTTGATCTTCACCTGGTGGGAGTCACCGATCTGGCTGAAATCCAGCGTGATGGTGATCTTGCCGGCCTTGCCGTGATCGACCACGCCGGCGGCTACTTCTGAGAGGGCGTGGCCGATCTGGCTGGCGAATGCGCCGCCGTTGAGCTCCTGCAGGAACTCGGTAGTGTCTGTAGGTTTTGGCATTGCTGATGCTCCGAGAGGACAAGGCCGCTGGGCGGCAGATTGATGTACTGCTGGCGCCGGCCGTGCCGAACGCGTGCGGTGATGCGCTTCATGCTGCTTTCTGCTGACTCCATGCGCCGACAGCGGCAAAGATCTTAGCGGCCTCTGCTTCGTCAAGCGTCGTATCGGTTGGGATGGCGATCCAGCCGGCTGCCACCAGGTGATTAGGATTGGCCGTGGCCCGCAGGTCTGTGTAGGTCGCCTCAATCACGTCGGTCAGGTGCTCGGCGCGGTAGTTGCCCTGTGGCGCGACTTCGATCGACTTGTGATAGCGCTCCCCGAACTCCGTCCGGCACAGCACGCTGAGGTAGATGGTCCAGCGGTGGGGGATGTCGCAGACTGCGTCGACGACTTGCCGCACGCAGATCTGTTTTAGGTTTTTCCAGTTGATCAGCACCTGCTGTCCGCTTGGGTCGATGTTGACCACGGCCGCGTGGTTGGCCGAGACCAGGGCCCGGCACGTCCGTTCAAGGCGGGCCCTCATGTTGTGGGGCTTGCGCTTGCTCATTGCCGCGCGCCTGTTTTGGTGGCCGCCCCTGCTTCGCACGCATCGACAAACCGCATCGCCGCCTTGTAGCTATAGGCGAAGCCTTGCACCGTACCGGTTGCGATCTCGACCACATCCCAAGCGCCGCTCTTGCCGCTGGCCTGATAGCGCGGAGCGGGCTGGCCGATCTTGTTGTGGGCTTCGGCCCGTGCCGACTGACTGCGCTCAAGCAGTGCTGCGAGCACGGCAAGTTTCTCCGCGAAAGCGGGATGCATTGCTGTTTGCATGGGGCGATCCTCGTTGGAATCAGGCGTGGAGCTCGAAGGCCTCGGCCTTGCGAACGATTCGAACTTGGGCGGTGCGACGCTCAGGTGCGCGGCGATCGCGGCGCATGGGGTCGCTGTCGTTGATGACGGAGTGCATTGCGATGAGGCCTGCCAGCACGATGCAGAGCGGGCTGATGATCTGCTGGCGCATGGCCTTGGTGACCGCCTCGATGCGCCGCCCGGCTTCCAGCTTGAACAGCGCAGCCTCGATACGGTTGGCCACGGTGCCGGGGGTGACCGCCATCTGCCGCGCGATCTCTTTGGTGGTCAGGCCCTGGGCAACCCAGAGCAGTGCTTCCAGCTCGCGAGGTGCCAGCGTCTTGCCGAGCTGGCCGGTCCATGAGCCGCAGGTGATCGTTTCCATGATTGTCCTCAGCAACCGCATTGGTCAGGCGCCAGGCGCAGTGACCAAACTGGGCGTGAAAAGCTAGCCTGGCGCCTGCCAATGCGGTCGTATGTGAAGGGAAGGGGATGCGGGATGCATCGGAGATTGATCGGAACACCAGGGCGCTACTCCTGCTTGGTTCCCGCCGCGTTTCTGGTATTGGCCGTCTCGCATATATCGGCACAGGAGGTTCACGGGTCTTTGCGATCCTAGCGCTGCAGCTCGCTTGAGCACGCTCCGATCAATCTCCAATGCAGCCTGCGATGGAGAGCAGGGCATCGGGCAGTTAACGTCAGGCTGATGCTGAGAAACGATCGTGGTCGCGCATAAGCTTCACGGCTTCAGCTTTAGTGATGCGGGCGTAGTTGAGCGACCAGGTCCCGCGCAGGCCGTTTGCCGTTGGGCGGACCATGAGCTCTATCCGTGCGTCTGATATAGGTCCTGTCTTGATCGTGAAAAACTCTTGTGCTGACCTGGCTCTGCCTTTCTCGACCTTGCGGCACGCGGCGCTGTACATGATTTCGAGTTGAGGATGCGTGTTCATGGTTGGCCGACAACCTTGCCGGTAGCCAGCTCGACCACTTGCGCGCCACTATGCTGCCCTGCGTAAAACACCGCGTTGCCTAAGAACTCATAGCGCCCGCAGCCTACCCACTCGCCCGAGTAATCTTGTATCTGAACTTCGTACTTAGGCATCGTCTTGCCCTCCAGGGCGGTTGATTTCCCGTCTGGCCCTGTCGCCAAGGCCAGCCAGTAAAAACAAATCAGGCAGCAACCTCGGCCTGAGCCGCAATTCGTTCCTGAATCTCTTGGCGGTGCACCGATACGTCCTTCGGTGCCTCGATGCCTATGCGCACCTGGTTGCCCTTAACCTGCAGCACCGTTACTCGAATCGTGTCGTTGATCACAATGGTTTCGCCCACTTTGCGGGTCAGTATCAGCATGGTCCTACTCCTTGGGTGTTGTTTGGGTCAGTCGTCGAAGCCGTAACTGAAATCGTCTGGATCGCAGTCGATCAGGAGCACGGCGTTTCCGAAGTAGAGCGAAGCCAACATGCGTTCCCACTTGGAGCGAATGCGCATGTTTACGGCTATACGTTTGTCATCCAACTTCGCACTTAGGACTTCGGCTACCTGTATGGTCGGGAGGTGCGGCTCATCAGGCTTGCGCGAGCCTACGATGTGAACGTGCAGCGAGTTCTTCATGCTGTAGATTCCCCGCGAGTCAGTTCGCCAGGAGGACATGGCGCGACTGTCCTCTGGCTCTGGATCAAAGCCTATGTAGAGGAACTCTGACCGTCCGCTCATGGTTTCTTCGAAGCGGATCTCTGGGTTCATCCAATGCTCCTCGGCGGCTTTCTCGCGATGCTCGCTAACGAACTCGTCCAGCAACCCTTTGAGGGAAACTTCACCGCTCAGCAGGCCTTCTCCGTCCATCACCTCTGCGATGGCTTTCTCTGCCTGGTCCAGCACGGTGGACTGCAGCGCAGCTGCCTCCCACCGCTCGCGAAGTGCGTTTGCCACAAGTGCGTTGTAACGCTGCAGCTCAAACATGTCGGTGACGTTGGCTGGCAGAGCGGCTTTGACGGCTTCTTGCACGGCTTTGCCGAAATCGCCATAGGAGCGGAAAGTGTCCTTCACCACGTCCTTGAACATGCTTTCAACGCCTTGATCGATCAGTTCGCGCGCGCGGTCTGACTGGGCATAGACGCTGACGCGCTCGACTAATAGTTCCTGCAGAGTTTGTTGAGTCATTAGGTGATCCATCCATGTGTGGTTGATTTCCCGTCTGGCCCTCGTGAGAAGGCCAGCCAGTGAAACCTTGGTCGAGTTCCACCACCGATGGCTTCACCCGTTCTTTTGTCTGGCCTTGAGCTTCCCTGGTCATCTCGCTTTGATCGGCCTTGGCGGGATGGTCGTGGGGTTAGGTGTTCGCTACACGACTGCCAGCTGCAGCTCGGCGGCCTACTGTGTAGGGCAGCTGGTCGTGGGTTGCCGGTCCGTGTTCCGGCTGGGCTAGCTACTTCATTGGCAGGTTCCTCCTATGGTTTTTGATCCGCGCCATGCTCGTCGCCGGGTATCCCCACCACTGCCTGCTGCAGCTACTGGCTACGCATCAGGTGGCTTGCATGCTTTGGCGTCCTCTCATGGGAGAGGCCGGCAGCTATCCAGAGGCTGCATGGTCGACGACTTAGCTTGTCCCGACCCAGGTGATGGCCTGGGTGCGTCGAGGTGGTCACGTCTGGTTGTGTAAAGAGCAGTGAGGCTCGATGGCCTCGGCAGTCAGCGGTACTGGCCGCAATGAGGAAAATATGCACCAGTGCAATTTATATGTCAATGCACTGGTGCATAGAATTTATTCCTTCCCCTTTCGCAGACGTTTCATTGGCAGGGGTTTACCTTTTCCCTTGGGCTTGGTTATGCTTTGCTGATACTGGATATGCGTACAGTTATCAAGGAGAGCGAAGTGGCCCGGAACAAAAAACTCACACCGCAAGCACGCCAAGAAATGACCGGAATAGAGCGCCTCGGCCTTCGAGTCTCATCGATGATTAATCACCCGATTGCGCAGTCGCAGCGCTGGGTGACGATCCATCGCCTGGACACTGATGGAGATATGGAGTGGGAGGAGGTGATGGGACTGCTGGTCGAAACGCCAGAATTGGACCTGACGTTCAACGACGACGATAGCGTTACGGTGCGGTGGGAGGCACAGAGTCCTGGGGATCGCGACGACCTGGTCGTGCCAAAGGACTGGGAAGACGAGAAGCTGGAGGAGGAAGCGCCTTTCTAAAGGCGTAAAAGAACTGCAGCAGGTGGGTTACTGCGTCTGAAGCTCAAGCGTTCGACGTATCCCAATCAAACCACTGGGCCGTCGTTCGCTTGAACCAGCCAAGGCGGCTGACATGCTTTGCGGCCTCCTCGCGGGGGTAGATTGATCGGATCACATCATCACGTGCTAGCAACTCTAACGCCGGCAGTGTTGGCGGCTCATCGGCTTCGATCCGACGAATTCTACTTCTCATCTCACGCAGCATTGCTGCATCTGGAGGGGATGCCAGCATCTCCGCCTCGATGTCTAGGTAGCGCTTCCGCAGATCGTTGTGAAGCCAGGCGCGTTGCCCAGTCCCGACTACTAGATCTACCGAGGAGGCCAAAGTGACCAACAGTGCTGACCCGCCTACAAAAAAAGCTGAAGAGCCGGCGATCAGCGAAGTCACAGTGGCCGACCCAAATACCACCCCTATGAAGGCGGTGAACCGGCCCCAGCGTAGAAAAAAAGCGCCGCGACGCATGTGATATCTGACATTGCGCTGGACATAAAACTCCAGCTCATACACCTCAGTGGCAATGTCTACATCAGTCATAGTCAAGGGTCTCTTTTAGGCCTTGGGGGTACTGGTCTACTTTCGGATATGGTGTTGGGGCCGCCACCGCCGTCTCTTTTGCCCCAGCCGTCCTTTGTAGGAGTTGGGCGTGGAGGGATAGGATTGGGTCTTGGCTGAGGGGGACGCTGGGGTTTGTCAGTCACTTTAGCATAGCTCCATTTGCTTGATAGGTAGACGTATGACTTCGCAGCTTGAGCTCAGTCCTTGAGACAGAGATAGCCGGTGTTACACCAGATGAGCATTCCAGACCAGTAGCACCCGGGCCTGAATATAGGTCTCATCAACCCGAATGTCCTCAGGCGGATGATTCGTGTTGTCGGAGATCATTTTGAAATGGTCGCGGCCCTTCTTCTGGAGGCGCTTGATGTACTGGTGGCCCTGATGGGAGAAGTAGTAGATCCCGTCGCCCACGAACTCGCGGATGCTGATGTCGACGACCAGCGGGTCGCGGCTTTTGATGGTCGGCGCCATGGATTGGCCTACGCCTGTGATGAGCTTCAGATGGAAATGCTCTTTGAACTCGACCCCCATCTCTCGCAGGTGAGTAGGGCTGACTCGGATGTCCTGGAGCATCTCAGGGAAATCGTGAGCGACCTCGCCATCGCCCATTGCTCCGCGCACGTCGTAGTGGGCGATCCACACTTCGTCGCCCACTAGGCCTGGGCGAGGGAAATCGGCAGTCAACAGCTTAGTCGCTGATTGCTCCGCAGATTTTTCATCAATAGCTTCCGCGATCTTCTTTCGAGCATCGGCAGACAACCCTTTGCCGTGCTTCACCAGCATTTGGCGGACGATTTCTGAAGTCGATAATGAATCATGCGGCTTAGGCTCAGCGTAGCTGTCAGTAAGCGGCTCGTAACCCCTTAACTGATCAGTGCTGATGCCAAAAAAATCGGCAATGGGGCGGACCTGCCTGTCTGCGGGCTCTTTGATCCCCTTGGTGCCCAGAGGCTTGAGAATCCTGGAGATGGTCGATTGCCCGACCCCTGTTCGCTCAGATAGCTCTACCTGATTGATGCCTTTTTCGGCCATCAGGTGAGCGAGAATTTTATCTATCGATTTATGCATAGGTGCAATGCTGCCTCCCAGCAGTGCATAGAGCAATATGGTGGTTCGTTGACATATATGCACCAGTGCATGATCATGTGCATATCCCCAAAGGAGGCAGCCATGGGCGCTACCGATCTTCCAAACAAGCTGACCGCATTGCTTGGCTCAGGCCTGACCTACAAGGCCATTGCCGAGCGTGCGAAATGCGACATCTCGACGATTTTCCGCATCCGCAACGGACAGATAAGCAATCCGAGCTATGTAGCAGGATCTGCGATCGACCAGATGCATGCAGAACTGACGAAGCCGCGCAAAAAAAATGCAAAGACAACAGCCGCGTAGGTCAGGGCGCTCGGGTTTTCCCGGACGGTTCCTGTATCGAAGTATCTACAACATGGCGCTTCGCCAGTAGATGACCGAAACACCTGCTGATCCATCCAGTACCCGAATCGCAGGCACAAAAAAACCGGGTGGCAGCCCGGCTTCTTCAACAAAACATCGAGGTCGATTATGCATAGAGCGATCGATGCAAGCAACACCCACGCTCCCTCGGCAGTTCCATGCACTGAGCGACTGCGCCGATTGATGTCGACTCGTGAAGTGGCTGAGTTGACCGGCAAGAGTCACGACAACGTTCTGCGTGACGCTCGAGCCTTGGCAAAAAGGGGTGTCCTCAAATCTGAGGAGACCCCCTACGTGCATCCCCAAAACGGCCAGGCTTACCCTGAATTCCTTCTTGATCAGAGGGATGTCCTGGTGCTGGTTTCGGGCTACGACGCGTCACTCCGGGCCAGGATCATTGATCGCTGGCAGGAACTGGAGGCCCGAGTGCTGGCGCACCTGCAGGTCCCGACAAACTTCGCAGAGGCGCTGCGTCTTGCTGCCGACAAGGCAGAGGAAAACCAGCGCCTCCAAGATACGCTCGCCAGGCAGGCCCCGAAGGTAGCAGCGATTGTGCGTCTGCCGGGTGCAGGCGGCGCCATATGCGTCACCGATGCTGCGAAGCAGCTTCAGGTGGCGCCATTCAAGCTGTTTGGCTGGCTGGAAGAAAACCGCTGGATCTACCGTCGTCGCGGCTCCAAGCGATGGATTGCCTATCAGCCCCGGATCAGTGCGGGGCTGCTCAAGCACAAAGTGACCGGCCTCAAGCCTGATCCCGAAACAGGCAGTGACCGGGCGGCGTTCGATGTTCTGGTCACGCCGAAGGGGTTGGCACGCCTGGCAGAGCTTCTCGCAGTGCCCGTGGCTGGCCTAAGCATAGGGCGGAGCTGACATGCAATTCACTGTAACCATCAACCAGGTCAAGGCCTTGGAGTGGGGACTCAACTCCCAGCAGGCGTTGCTGTTCGCATTCGTTTATGGCTGCCCGAGTTGGGCAAAGGCGATGACGACTGAGCAGGGCGTCTTCTTCGTGCTGAGCAAGGCCAAGATCATCGAAGAGCTGCCGCTGCTGACGGATAAGCCCGACACGGCGTATCGCATGCTGAAGGCGCTGCAGGACGTTGGCCTGATCGAGCTTTCGAGCACTTCGAGTGTCACGCTTTTCCGGCTGACCGACAAGGCAGCGCAGTGGAACAAAAAAGAGGATGGGTCGGAAAAATATCCGACCTTGAAGGCGGGTACAGAGGGTCGGAAAAAAATCCGATCCACCTCGGAAAAAAATCCGAGCAGGGTCGGAAATAAATCCGAGCCAGGGTCGGAAAAATCTCCGACAAATCAAGATACCAGTAATCAAGATACCAATCAGGGTACCAGTCACAGTACGCAGGATGCCCCGGCTCCGCCGTCGCAACCCACGGGGCTGACGCTGGTTCCGGCTGGTGCACCTCGGTGTGAAATCCCCGAGGACATGCCAGGGCCGAAGGACCAGACCTGCAAGACCTACAAGGCCTGGGCCAACTACGCCATGGCCTATCGCAAGCGCTACGGCGCCTGGCCAGTGTGGAACGCCAAGGTCGGCGGGCAACTGGGGCAACTGATCGACCGCCTGGGTATCGACGTCGCCCACCAAGTGGCCGCGTACTTCGTGTCGATCAACGACTCCAGACTGATCAACGGCTGCCACAACCTGGGCGACCTGCTCACCAAGTGTGAGGCCTACCACACCCAGTGGGTCACAAACCGGCAGATGAACGCGACCACTGCGCGCCAGCAGGAGCAGACCCAAGCAAACATCAATGCGGCCCACGATGCCGCCGATGCCATACGCAACAACCAGGGGGGTAAGCGCAATGCTTTCCTGTGATGACATCGCCGAGTTGGCTATGGCTATTTGCGCAACGGCTGAAGCCATGGGCCAGACCATCAGTGCCGCTGGGGCCAAGCTGATCGCCGAAGACCTGTCAGCGCACGAACCTGAGGTGATCGTTGCCGCCCTGCGCGCTTGTCGTCGTGAACCAGCCGGGCGCCTGTCGCTGGGCATGGTCCTGAAGCATATCCACGCTGCCGATGGCCGGCCCGGTAAGGATGAAGCGTGGTCCATCGCCCTGGCGGCCAATGACGAATACGAGACGGTAGTGCTCACCCACGAGGTTCGCCAGGCCATGGTGGCGTCCCAGCCGATTCTCGAAGCAGGCGACAAGATTGGCGCCCGAATGGCTTTCATGAGCGCTTATGAGCGCTTGGTCAGCTTCGCTCGCGCTGAAGACAAGCCTGTCACCTGGGAGGTTTCTCTGGGCTTCGATTCCGGGCGGCGCGTGACGGCCGTTGAAACCGCTGTGCGGACTCAATTGATCAGCCGTGACATGGGGGACAAGTACCTCGCCGACCTTCGCATAGCTCCGGTGACTGCTGACGGCCAGGCCATCGCAGGCCTGCTTACAGGGGCGGTGCGCACTCAGCCCAGCGCCGCGGTGCGGGAGAAGCTTGCAGAAGTCCGCTCGATATTGACGGCTTCCAAGGCAAAGAAAGATAGCGCCCGTGCGAAAGAGGCGCAGCGGCGCCGTGTAAGCACCTACCTCCGCAAGCGCCAGGCTCGCGCCGCGTTGGCTGGGTTGGGCGTGCAGCAGTGAAACGAATCTGGACCGTGCACGTACCAGGCTATCAGCCGTTTTCCATGGTGCTGATGGACGGTCCCTTAGACCAGCCCGGCGCTCTTCGCCAGGCAAGACTGATATGGCTGCATTGCGAGGTTGAATGATGAGGCAGACCAAGCTGACCAAGGCCGCGCGTGGCCGCGAGTGCCAAGTGCGTATCCCAGGCGTGTGCAACGGTAACCCCGAAACTACTGTGTTGGCGCACTACCGCCTGGCGGGTACCTGTGGCGTCGGTAAAAAGCCGCACGACATGCAGGGCGCATGGTGCTGCAGCGCTTGCCATGACGCATGCGACGGCCGAAGCCACGTGATTGACCGTATAACCGCTCGCCAATACCACGCCGAGGGCGTGATGCGAACCCAGGCGCAGCTCATCAGCGAGGGGGTCTTGGTCGCATGACTGCGTTGGCCATGCGCACGTTCAAGCCACGCAAGCCACGCGCCAAGCCCGTCGACAGGGAAGGGCAGGAGCAGGCAGCGCTGATGCAGGAGCTGCAGCTGCGTTATCCGCAGGTGTTCAAACTGATCTATCACGTTCCGAACGGGGGGCACCGAGTGAAGGCGGTGGCTGGCAAGCTCAAGGCCCAGGGCGTCAAAGCAGGCGTGCCCGATCTTGTCCTCCCAATGGCCCGCGGTGGCTGGTTCGGCTTGTATATCGAATTCAAAGCTTTGCCGCCGTTCGATGCTGATATCTCACCCAGTCAGCACGCTTATATCGAGGCTCTAACCCAACAGGGCTACCTGGCGATTGTGTGCCGGGGCCGTATTGATGCCGTTGAAGCGATACGTGCCTACCTCCTGCAGCCTGCGACGGTGGCAGCATGAGCGCAACTCGGTCCGTCAAATTTACGGAAACCGAGGTGCGCCGACAGGCCGCCGACCTGGCCGTGCGCGACCTGCGCGATCCGCGTTACCCGGGCCTGTACCTGCGCTTCTGGTCAGATCGATCTAGGGGCACCTGGCACCTGGTTCGCGGCAAGCAGTGGGTACGGGTAGCACGCTGGCCTGATCTGGGCGCTGCGGCCGTAATCGCTGAGCTGCCCGCACTGCGCCAGCGTATGCTTCGCGACCCGGCCACCGCACCAGTCGCGTCGTGCATGGCTACAGTGGGTCAGCTGCTCGATTGGTATGGTGACCGCATGGGCCGAGACCGGGCGCTGTCTGCTAAGCGCAAGGCGGGTGCACGATCGGCGATTGCGCAGCACCTGAAGCCGCGCTTGGACGACTTGTCCATAGCTGATGTGACCGCCGACAGCCTGGACAAGCAGCTGATGTGGCCGTCTCAGGCCGAGGTGTCGCTATCGTACCTGCGCCAGATGTTCGCGTTGCTGCTGACCGCCTTCAAGCAGGCAAAGCGCCTGGGGCTGGTCGTGGCCGATCCCATGGCCGGCATGCGCTTCAGCGACTTCACCAAGGCCAAGATCATGCCTAAAGCCTCCCGACTGCGAGCCGTGCAGTTGCCTGAGGTCATGCAGCAGCTGGTACATGCCTTTGATGACGCGCCCGAGAAAGTGATGCTAGCCCTGATGATGCTGGCGCATGGCACCCGGATCGGCGAGACCCGTATGGCACGGTGGAGCGAGGTTTCGGTAACGGTCGGTGAATGGTTCATCCCTGCGGCGAACGCCAAGACCCGGACCGAACACCGCCTCCCGCTGACCGCCCAGCTATGCGCTCTGCTGACGCGCTACCGGGATATCCAGCAGGCCAGTGGTTACGAAGGCGTTTACCTGTTCCCGAACCGGCGCGGCGTGTGCTTGAGCGAAGGCCAGGCCAGCGCAGTGTTTACCGAGCTGGGCCGAGGCGAGTGGACCAGCCACGACTTGCGCAAGGTATCGCGCAGCACCTGGACCGACCTCGGCATTGATGGACATATCGGCGAGATGCTGCTCAACCATTCACTGGGCAAGATCGCCAGCACCTACATCCACACCCAGGCCATGGCGCAGCGCAGGGCAGCCCTTGAGAAGTGGCATGCCTGGTTAGACGGCATCGGCTTTGGGCGCATACACGGCCTTACAGAGGCCTTATCCGAAATCCCACAGATCCAGGCGCAGGCGGCAGCGGGCAAGGCCTGTAGCCGCCATCCCGAATTTGTTACTAGCGAGGATTTGAAATGAGCAAATGCAGCATGCCTGCCCAGGTCGTCCGCCTCGGTCAGCACTGCGCCACGGGCCCGAAGGAGTTTGCCAGGTCCCAGGTGTTCATGGTCTGCATCCAAAATTTCGATGACCACAGGCGTCTGAGCGTGACCATGCTGGGAGGACGCCGATTCGAGATCGACAGCCGCGAGTGCCCCTATGACCTAGACCGCGCTGTCGATTGGCTGATGGGGGAAGCGTGAGCAGGAGCCACGGTCCATCACTGCGCAAACAGCGGATCACGCTCAGCAAGTGTCCGGACTGCCTGGGCCGAGCAGTGGTAAAGGGGGTGTTTTATGAACTGCCCTGCGGCTTGTGCAACGCTTCAGGCTGGGTGTCGGCTATCACGGGCGAGCCTTTACCACTGGAAGAACTGGTAACGCAGTTGGGCCTGCGTGTGCACGAGCTGGAGCAGCAGGTTGATAGCCAGCGGCCTCTGCGCACTACGGGTCCATCTGATCAATACGAAACGAACAACCGTCGCGGCGCCGGCGGCACAAACTTCACCGGGGATTGATGACCAGATGAAAAAACGAACCTATGTTGATAAGGCCCTGGGCGATACGGCTTACATGCTAGAGCAGTGGGGCTGGTGGCGGATGGATGGAATGGGGGTGCCCCAGTACGTTTGCCCTCTATATGCACTCATGCGGGACAATGCTCCAGCAGAAGGTGGGGTGAAGCAGTACGTCATCACCGATGATCTAGCCTTGGCCGTGGACGGCGCCGTCTCAAGACTTTGCAAGCGCAACCCACAAATGGGGGGATTCGTTTGGCTGTACTTCGGGGCAAAGTGGCCAGCACTGCGGGTTGGTCGCCATCACCAGATGAGTGAGGCAAAGGCGCGTGAGCTGATCAATACCGGCGTGGCTTGGATAGACTGCGCGCTCGAACAATTGCGAGAAGTCGCATAAAAAGCTTTCCGCGCGGATAAACACCTGTTTTCATAGCAGCGTGTCCAGCTTGCAAGCAACGTGACACCTACAAACCCTGGCTACTTGGCTGGGGTTTTTACATTCAGAATTTGCATTACAGCGGAACGAATTGATGGCACTCTGATTCTGATAGCTTGCTAAGAAAAACCCATCAGGATTTTTTGATCATGAAAAAAATTATCACCGCTGCGGTGTTAGCTTTTTTGGCTACCGGCACACAGGCTGCTGACCTTTCTGGCGCAATCGGGGCGACAAGCCAGGGCGGCTTGACTGCTCGTGCAGCTGTAGGTTTTGACTGGGACAAGAGCTGGTTTGAAACCAACACCGGCCGCTTAACCGGCTACTGGGATGCTGGCTACACCTACTGGGAAGCTGGAGACGCTTCCGGTGGAGCCCATTCGCTGTCCTTCTCCCCTGTGTTCGTTTATGAGTTTGGCAGCGGTAACGTAAAGCCATTTATTGAAGCGGGTATCGGGTTGGCGGTTTTCTCTGGTACCTCCGCTGGCGATCAGGAATTCGGCTCGGCCTTCAACTTCGAGGACCGCATCGGCGCGGGCTTAAAGATTGGCGAGACTCAGAAAATCGGTATTCGAGCAATGCATTACTCCAACGCTGGCATCAAACAGCCAAACGATGGCATTGAGTCGTACTCGCTTTTCTATAGCCACCGGATTTGATTGGTCGATCTCGTTTCGTCCGCCATGCGCGGACGTTACGGGTTTTAGGCATAGAGCGTGATGCGCACATCGGATATGCCCAAATCGGCGACCGCCCTAGCCAGTTCTTCATGAGCGACAGGGAACGGCACGCGCATTGCCGTCACGGGATCTGTATGAGCATGCAGCCGCAGAAGCACAGCAAGAGCGTCATTCCGGCGAAATGACGTCGGCGAATCGCAAACCCAAAACCGGGCATGTCCTCTAAGGTTGTAGTCGATTTTGTATTTCATGCGATGCTCGATTTTTTCCAATGAACATCGGTAATGCCATAGCGTTCAGCTAACGGCCGCGAGATTTTTTTTAAGTCCGCCGACCTGAACCTTGGGATTACACTCACGCCTCCATCACAGGCGGCCCAATGCCAGGCTTCCGCGTTATCCATTTTTTCTGAACGGATGATGAAGCTGCGCGCTTCACCATGAAGCTGATACTCAATGAGGAATAGCGATTGGTTGGGCATGTTCCAGATCCGGTAAGAGGCCAGCCTGGCCATCGATTCTTTTAGCGTTTAGGTGAAGGTAAGGCAAGGGCAATTGCCCGATGCCGACTATCTATGCGCTCTACGTCATAGTTTGGAGAAAAAAATGGACCCGACCGACCTCGGCCCAGGCACAGCCACCTGGCTGGGCGGTACGGGTACTGTCCTGCTGGGCGGCTTCCTTTGGCTGCGCAAATTCCTATCGAAAGACGCGACTGATCGCGCGATGGACAACGCCGATATCGGCACGGTGCGCCGCCTGAATGAACTGCTCGACTCAGAACGCGAGGCCCGCAAGCTTGCAGAGGCCCGGGCTGATCAGTTCGCCAAGGAGCGCAACGACCTTGCCGCCACCGTTGGGCGCATGGAAGGGAAGATCGAGGCTCTGACCAGCCAAGTCGGCCAGCTTACAGAGCGAGTCTCGCTGCAAAGCGAAGAGATTGCCCGCTTGCGCACCAAGCTCGGAGGTATGTCGTGATGGACAGATGCGCACTTGAATTCATCGCCCGCCGTTGGTGGCGCCGCATCGAGGTCTGGGTAATCGCCCTCTTGCTTGTGGTGGGCGGCGGGTTCGGTGGCTACCAACTCGCCCAGTGGGCACTTGCCCGCAGCTACCTGGAGCAGGTCGCCGAAATCCGCGCCGCCTACGACGAAGCCAGCTTGCAGCGAGACCAGCGCCTGGATGAGCTGGCCAGGCAGACGGGTAGTGCAGCGGCCAAGGCGTCGAAAGCCGCAACGACAGCCACCCAAGCAGCAGACAAGGCAGACCAGGCTGTAGACAGGGCAGGTGAAGCGCTCAACCGCGTGACGCCCTGATCCACGCCACGACATCGACAAGCGCCGTTTTGTGGCGCGGAGACACAGATGAACCGACAGCAGATCGCGACCGCGTACAGCCTTTTACATAAGCGCGACCGAGTGCAGCGCCGACTTGAAACGGTGCTGAGCGGAAAGGGCTTGTCACTGGCCATCACCGGCGACTACCAAGACGAGGGTGTCCTGCAATCGGTTACTGAGCCACTGGCGGCTCACTTCAGGGCTGAGATGGCTGCAATTGATGACCAGCTCAAGCTGTTGGGCTGGAACGGCGAGTAGCGCAGGGAGCAGACGATGGCCAGAACGCGAGCGCCTTACACACCCTGCAAGCTCTACGTGGACGGAGCCAATGGCATCGCGGTCGGTGACTACATCACAACTGCTGCCGGTTATGCCTACCTAGTGCAGAAGCTCAGGGTAAGTCGCACCTGGCCCGAGCGTAAGCACATGGAGTGCCTGCGCTGGCCCATTGCTGATGTGCCGCACGATGCGCGGTGCTACCAGCTGACCTGGTACAAGAGATGAGGAGCAAGGGCATGGCCAAGGTTCATGTAACGATTGTCAGCCGCCAGCGCTGGTGGCTGAAGTACTACCTAGCCGGTGTACTAGTCGTATCCCACCTGACAGGCCGTAAGCCCGATCCAGCGCGAGTCAGCTTCTGGGTGAAGCGTGGCATCACGCTGAAGGTGCAGTAATGGCCAGGCTTAAGACCGTGGCCACACGGCTACAGGCCAGCTTACCCGACCGAGTTAAGACGATTGCTTCAGACAGTTGGCGCAGCGGCTTGACCAGTTCCCAGCGTGGCTACGACTACCGCTGGCAGAAGGCACGTGAGCGCTTCCTGCACGACAACCCGCTTTGCGTGTACTGCGCCAGGGTCGGCCGCACCACTGCGGCCACGGTGGTGGACCATAGCGAGCCTCATCGCGGTAACCCCGACATCTTCTGGGACCAGAGTCGATGGGTGTCCCTGTGCACCCACTGTCACTCTTCGGTTAAGCAGAAGGAAGAGAATCAAGCCCGTCATCGATAGAGGTACATATGCCCAAAGCAACCCAGGCAGCCTTGTGCTGTGTACCTGGCTGTCTCGCTGTGGCTAACCGTAAAGGGGCGAGGATGTGCGAGAAACACTACACTCGACTGCGTCGGACAGGCACGACCGATCAGATGAGCAGAGTAAAGTCAGGCCTGCTGACCAACGCCTACGGTTACAAGCTGGCGCACTCGCCAGATCACCCGCTGCGCCGGCAAAGCAACCGCGTCTATGAGCACCGCATCGTGTATCACGCCCGTCATGGTGCTGGCCCATTTGCATGTCACTGGTGCTCATCCCGGGTGACCTGGGATGACATGCATGTTGATCACCTCAACGACCGAACCGATGACAACCGGCCAGATAATCTGGTAGCCAGCTGCGCACGCTGCAACCAGAAGCGCGGCCTTCCGAAGATGGCCAGGACGCAGCAGCTCAATTCTGGACGCCGCTACACCGCACACGGTAAGACGATGTGTCTCAGCGAGTGGAGCAGGCACCTCAACATTTCGCGGGCTGCTATCGAGTACCGGCTCGAGGCCGGGTGGAGGCACGAGGACGTGTTCTCGCCTAGAAAGGGACGGTCAGGCCCTCCTAGTCGCAGGAGCAAGCAGGCCGAGAAAGCCGCAGGCCTGGACAGATGACTTCGAAGCGCCCCGAAACGGTGCAATAGGTTTTAGGCACGCGAGTGACGTGCCACATAAGGGGTAGGGGGGTCAAAAGCTAGGGATTCTCATCTAGCTAGACCGCTCCCGACCCCACGTACAGATTTTTTTCCCTCACAGGATTTTTGTTAAATGGCTTTAACATCCCGCAAGCGCGCTTTCATCGCCGCGCTGAGGGAAGGTGCGTCCAATCGGGACGCTGCCGTGGCCGCTGGCTACTCCGAGCGCACAGCGTCTGCGGCGGGCTCTCGGCTGGTCAAGGACAAGGACGTGGCGGCCGAACTGATGAAGCTGCGTGCCCTGGGGCTGATGCCTCCAGATGTTAAAGGCGATGTTAAAGCGGATGTTAAAGCCAGGCCCGCCGCCAAGGCTGCCAAAGAGGCTGAGCCGGGCCCGGAAGGGGCACCGGAATCCGAGGAGCAAGCAGAGCCGGAACCTGCCGGCTTCGACCTGGCCCAGGCGCTGCTCCACCGTGATCCGAAGGATTTCCTCCTCTCTGTGATGAACGACATGGGCACGGAAGCGAAGCTTCGCGTAGACGCCGCCAAGGCCCTGATGCCATTCGTTCACCCGCGCAAAGGCGAGAGCGGCAAGAAGGACCAGGCCCAAGCCAACGCCGATAAGGCAGCTTCCGGCAAGTTCGGCACCCGCCGCGGCCCGCTGCAGTCGGTGAAATGATGGAATGGTCAACCGCCTGCCATGATTGGGAACAGCGCATCGTTGCCCGCCAGAGCCTGATTCCGTTTGAGCCGCTGTTCCCGACTGAGGCTGAGGAAGCCTTGGATGTGTTCGGGGCGTTGCGCATGGTGGACGCCACTGGCAGTCCGTTGATGTGCGAGACCGTGCGTGATTGGGTCAATCAGTTCGTGGCCGCGATCTTCGGGGCCTACGACTCAGATTCAGGCCGGCGCCTGGTCAGCGAGTTCATGCTGCTCATCAGCAAAAAGAATTCATAAATTAGTTCTGGAACGTTCCAGATAGAACCTAGAAGAAACCGCAATCGGTTTACAGCGTTGATTATGCTGAATATTTTCGATAAATGGCGTTCTGCAAGGTGCTAGAGGGTTCGCGTAAAGCGTTTGATTTTTGGGGGTATAAGCGGGGGTATCAAATTCCCTGATTCGTGTTTGTAAACCAAATACCCCCAAATTTCCATCAACACCCGAATCTCCAAGGCTGCAGCGATGAAATTGACAGACACGAAGCTACGCCACATTAGGCCCAACGGAAAGCGCCTCAAGCTCGCCGACGGGAGAGGCCTGTATCTACTCATTACTCCAAACGGGGGGCGCTACTGGCGCTGGAAATACCGCTACGAAGGTCGCGAAAAACTTATGGCCCTGGGGGTCTATCCGGAGATCTCCCTCGCTGCAGCTCGTAACCTGCACAGAGACGCCAGACTGGTACTGGCAAATGGTTCAGACCCAGTTGCAGCAAGGCAAAGGGCACAGGAAAAGGTTAGTGCGTATGTAACGTTCGAGCAGGCAGCCAAGCTCTGGTTTGCTCATTGGGCGCCGCAGAAAAAAGGCGACTCCCCTAAGGCTGCGTGGGCACGATTGGAAAAGGACGTACTTCCGGAGATCGGACGAAAGCCTGTCGGGAACATCCCGCCATCCGTGTTTCGTGACCTGCTCAAGCGTATCGAGGATCGGGCTCCCACAATTTCGCGCGCGGTCTTCAGCTACTGTGGTCAGATAATGCGATATGCAGTTGCACACGACCTAGCTGATCGCAATCCAGTAGCCGAATTGCAAAGCGGAGATTTTCTCCGGGAGCACAAGTCTCGGAACCATGCTCGCGTTGATGAGAGAAAACTCCCAGCCTTGCTGCATGCAATAGAAGGATTTCCTAGCGAGGTGACCAGCCTGGCAATGCGGCTGTTATGTCTCACTTTTGTCAGGGTTGGGGAGCTGCTTGGCGCGACGTGGGAAGAGTTTGACCTAGTTGCCTGTAGATGGACCATACCCGCTGAACGGATGAAGATGGATTCAGAGCACATCGTGCCTCTGTCCAAACAAGCTATCGAGATTGTAGAACGGCTCAAGCAAATCACCTATGGAGGGAATTATCTGTTCCCAGGTAGGGCAGGCCATGATACTACAATGAATAGAGCAACAATCTTGATGGCGTTACGAAGCATGGGCTATGCAAAAGTTATGACTTCTCACGGTTTTCGAGGCATTGCGTCAACAATACTGCACGAGCAAGGATATAATCACGAGCACATCGAAACTCAACTTGCTCATCAGTCTAGAGGGAAGGTTAGTGCAGCTTACAATCATGCCCTGTATCTTACGCCGCGTGCGAAAATGATGCAGGATTGGTCTGATTTTATTGATGTTAAAAGGGCTAGCTATAAACATCCGATTTAAAAAGTTCTTTTGAAAAAATACAGCCCCGCACTGCGGGGTTTTTTTTGGAGATAAATATGGCGACGCTTCTGAAATTGGAACAAGTCAAGCAGAAAACTGGATTAAGTAAAACTGCGATTTACACCTGTCCCGACTTCCCTCAGCCAGTCAAAATTGGCGCGCGTTCGGTGGCCTGGGTGGAGAACGAAGTTTCTGACTGGATAGATAGGAAAATTGCAGAGCGCGGGCGCAGTCAGTGATGCGCCCCCTAGATACCAAGGATGCTCGCCTGCCCAGTTGTGCCCTTTCTCTTCAGTCGTGCCCATGCCCCAAGGTGGGCATTACTGAGGGCACGAGGGCACGACTGAGGAAAAACAGTTCAGGAGTGGCATTGCGCCATCACGATAAACTGCTGATAATCGGTCTTGCAAGCAATCGTCTCGAAGGGTATCGTTTGCCCGTCGCTGCAAATTCAGCGACCGGGTTTGGCGACTCGAAGACTACACGGCGCACAGGCGCCCCCATCACGATTGCTGGCGCTTTTTTTGTGCCCGCACATCCTGTTTATGGTGGCTGTGCGCGGGAGACCCTAGGGTCTGCCGGGTTCCGTGTGTCCCGGTTCGCCAACCTGCGTACAGCTGCCACCCCTATTCGTTTGGCGACGAACCGTGGCAGCTCCTATCTAACACACGGAGCTACACCAATGACCGCCCTCATTCCGTCCAAAATCCGCGCCCTTGCTCATCGCCGTATGGCTCTGAGTGCTCTTCGCGCACAATCCTCGCTCTCTGTTCGCCTGAAACGCTACAACCACCACATGGACCAAGCCCGCGCCCTGGAAGCCCAAGGGGGTGTGCAATGAACTGCTTTCCAAGTATTTCGCCCCTTGAAGGCAAAGTTCTGCCCGAGGCATTGATCGATGCTCGCGACATGTGCTCGATGAACTTCGCTCGGGAAGAGTTCCACAAGCTCTACGCGCTGCTCTATCCCATGTGTTCAAACCATGAGGAAGGGCCAATGTGCGACATTGCACGGCACCTGGAGCAGGTCATCTGCTTTAGTGGCAACGTCCTTTGGAAGCACCGCCACCTGGGCGCCTCGTATGGGGAGATCAAATCCGGAGGTGCCCAATGAGCTTGATAAGTTGGAACGGCCTTCTTCCCAAGCATGAGGCAATCAAAGAAATGTCGGTCGATGAGCTTCGTAAAACTGCCGACTCAACGAAGGAATACGCCTGCACACTGGCGCACGGTATATCTGGCATAGGCAATTTGCTTGCGTGTACTGCCTCGAATGGCGAAACCGGTTTGAGCGATCAAGCCGTGACTAGCGTCGGCTGGATGCTTGAAAGCATGGGTACGCTCATCAGCAACTTAGTCGATACACAAGCAGCTGCCGAGTACCACCTGCAAGTCAAACTCCCGAGGGCTTGATTATGAGAATCCAAAACGGTGCATTTGCGCCGACGGGATCGGTTTGCCTGGATAAACTGCTCAACCGGTTAGAAAAAGTTAAGTCCGCTGGCGCCGACAAGTGGAAAGCCTGCTGCCCTGCACACGACGACAAACATCCGAGCTTGGCAATTAGCGAAACTTCGGAGGGCGTCGTCTTACTCAAGTGCTGGGCCGGTTGTACAACTAAAGAGATTGTCTCGGTAATTGGCCTGGAGTTGCGGGACTTATTCCCCGGCGACAAACAACCTCGGCGCGGCCCAAGTAAGGCTGCAGTTGAACATGAGCGCATGGTTTATCGGATCGGCCAATCACTCCAGCAGCAAGGTAGTTTGGCCGGTGACGACCTAGTGCGCTTCAACCTCGCCAAGCAGCGCCTGGGGGTCAAATGACGACTGACCGATTTGCCGGAGAATGGACCGAACCACTCAGCCCAATCAATCGAGAAAACGTCACGCCCTTGTGGCGCGTCAATGCAGTTAAGGCGTCGACAATCAGAGCCGTTCCCATCCGTTGGCTGTGGCCTGGCTGGCTGGCCAAAGGAAAGCTGCACATCCTCGCCGGTGCTGGCGGCACTGGGAAAACCACGCTGCTGATTGGCCTGATCGCCACCATCACTACTGGCGGCCGCTGGCCTGATGGCAGCCATTGCAGTGAGCCAGGCAATGCACTGATCTGGTCGAGCGAAGATGATCCTGCCGATACCTTGATCCCCCGCTTGACCGCGGCTGGCGCTGACATGAGCCGGGTGTACATCATCCAAGGGCGGACTAACGCCCAGGGCGACACAGACCCATTCGACCCGGCCAACGACATTGGTCTGCTGCGAAAAACAGCCAGCGACATTGGCGGCGTCTCACTGCTGATGCTCGATCCCATCGTCAGCGCTGTGAAGGGTGACATGCACAAGGCCAATGACGTGCGCCGGGCGCTGCAGGCCGTGGTGGATTTTGCGGAGCAGAACCTTTGCGCAGTAGTGGGAATTTCCCACTTCGCCAAAGGCGGCGCAGGGTCATCACCTGCTGATCGGGTCATTGGGTCGCAGGCGTTCTCCGCATTGGCACGCACGGTGATGGTGGCTGCTAAGCAGGAAGACTCGGCCACCCGCGTACTGGCGCGTGCGAAGTCCAACATCGGTACTGATGAAGGGGGCGTTTCCTACACCATCGAGCCACTCACCATTGAGGGAGACATTGAGGCTACCCGTGTTCTGTGGGGGGATTTGATTCAGGGTTCAGCCCGCGAAATCCTGGGTGATTTGGAAGGCCAAGAAGATGGGATGCGGCTGGATGACTCGGATGATCCGGCTGAAGCCTTGCGTAGGATTCTCAGCAAGGGCCCGCTGCCAGGCAAAGAAGCAAAGTGTCTGATGGTCGGCAATGGCTACACCCAAAAACAGATTCGTACAGCACGAGAGCGTCTTGCGATCACTACCGCTCGATCCGGCTTTGGAGGGGACACGGTTGTCACATGGTCCCTCCCTCAGGCCGAAGGTGACTATGCCCCATTCCCCTCAGTCGAGCCCTCTGATCCTCAGTCGTGCCCACCCTTGGGCATGGGCACGACTGGAGACATAGGGCACGACTGGACGAAATACCTCAGTGGGCCACTGCCAGACGGAACGTCACTCCCATCACTGGATGATGATGCGGAGGACCTGTGATGGCCGCGCTCGACTACCTACTGGAACGTGGATTTACCGCCAAGAAGCAAGGTATGCGGGTACGGATTTCGCCCGCGTCAAAGCTGACCGACGACGTGCGCAAGTATGTCAAAGCGCACCGGCTGGCGCTGCTAGCCGAGCTGGCGGCGAACGACGGCCTGGAGCGCCGCTGCAACTGGTCGGTGCTGGTGCCCGGGTGCCGGCCATTCACCATGATCAGCGAGCCGATCACCCGCGACGAAGCGCTGGCCGATGTTCGTGTGCGGTGGCCAGGTGCGGAGGTGGGGCCATAAAGGCCAACCGCGAGCCAAATTACCGTCGGTAAACCGACACAGATAGCAGGCGGTCACGGCTCGGATTTGTTTCCGACCTGGCTCGGATTTATTTCCGAGGGGGTGCTTTCCGGCAGAAAACCACACCTTGGCTTTCACAACGCAGAGGCGCCTTGATCCGAATCGGCTCATTTGGTCCGAGTCGGCTCATAGGGTCTCGTTCGGTGTAACGACACCCTCACATTGAGGAGCAAGCATGACCACCAAGCACATCATCATCACTGACGCCGAGATCCGTAAGCAGGCCGGCCAGCCAGTGCGCCAGTTGCGTGACCCGCGTTACCCCGAACTGCGCTTTCGCTATTCGAGCGTGGATCGCACCCGGGGCGCCTGGCACGTTGTTGTCAGGGGCAAGTGGGGCAAGGCCGGCGATTTCCCCAGCCTGACCACCAAGGCCATGATAACTGCGCTGCCGGCCATCCTGGCCCGCCGTGCCGTAGACGCCGAGGCTACCTCGCTGACCAGCACCTGGAGTCGTACCGGTGAGCTGCTGGACTGGTACCTGGACCGCATGCTGCGCGACCGCAACTTGTCGGAGAAGCGCAAGGCCGGCGCGAAGTCGGCCATCACCTGCCACCTGACGCCCCGGCTGCATGACCTGCCGCTGGCTGATGTGAGCAAAGCCACGCTCGATCAACGCCTAATGTGGCCACTGCAGGAGCGCTACGCCTTATCGTTCGTGCGGCTGGTGTTCAACGTGCTGGCGGTGGCCGTGCGCAAGGCACACCGGCTTGGGATGATCGAGCACAACCCCATGGGCTCGCTGCGCTTCGGGGACTTCGTGGCGGTACGGATCAAGCCTAAATCGTCACGGCTACGGGAGCGGGATTTACCCGATCTGCTGGCCAAGCTGGCGAGCTGGAGCGAGGCGCGGCCCGGTGACGCCCTGTTGGCGCTGATGATGCTTTGCCACGGCACCCGCCTGGGCGAGACGCGCAGTGCGCTGTGGCGCAATGTCGATCTGCAGGCCGGCCAGTGGTTCATACCCGCCGACGACACCAAGACCAAGCAGAACCACACCCTGCCGCTGACCCGCCAGGCCTGTGCACTGCTGAGCCGCTATCAGGCCCAGCAGATCGCCCAAGGCTACCAAGGTGCCTACCTGTTCCCATCCAGCCGGCGCGGGCCACTGGGTGCCACGGCAGCCAGCCAAGTGTTTGCCGAATTGAGCGACCGGCAGTGGACCAGCCACGACGTGCGCAAGGTCGCCCGCACCTGCTGGATGGATCTGGGTGTTGATTACCTGGTGGGCGAGATGCTGGTGAACCACGCCCTGCGCAACATGGACGCGACCTACATCCACACCACCGCCGAAGCCCTCAAGCGCCAAGCCCTGGAACGCTGGCACGACCAGTTAGACCGACTCGGGTTGAACGCACTTACAGGCGAGACATACCCAAGACACGAAGTTTCGCAAAAACAGCCACAAGCCACAGACCACGCGGCCTCTGGCGAAAACCCGGATGCATCACAGAGGAGCATGTAAATCATGGTCGACGTTGAGCAGGACGTTACCCAGCGCTTGGCCCAGGCCGGCGTCACACCGCTAATCGGTGGCCTGGTGCCAGAGCCAGCAACGGCGGACCTGCTGGGTTATGCACCCAGCTACTTGCGCCGCCTGGCTGCTGAGGGGCGTTCACCCCTGCCGTTCGTGCGCCGGGGCAACCGCAGGTTCTACAAAATAGCCGACATAGTGCGCTTTGCGACGGATACCGACTGAGGACGTCGAAGTTAACCGCTGACCGGGGGGTGCGTGCGCGCATAGGGTAGACGGCATCGTTTACACACCCCGGAGAACCCCATGCCAGATCCCTATCAGCAGGACATGACCCAGCTGAATCAAACGCTGCAGAACATCGGTACGCAGATCGCTGACTTCAAATCCTCCTCTGCAGAGAAACAAACCGAGTTCGGCGCCCGCCTTCAAGAAATCGAGCAGAAGATGGTGAATGTCAGCGCCCGTCGAGGCGCGAATGATGACACCGCCGACTCCAATGTCGTGACCGCCCAGGTAGTGGCCGCTGATGGTATCGCCGGTTTCCGCAACGGGATGAAGTCCACCGGCCAGATCAGTTGCAAGGTCGGCGTGCGTGCTGCGATCACCAATCCCAATAAAGGCGTCACTGGCTCGACCAGCTACCCAACTGCCCCGCAACGTGATGGCGCCGGCATCCGCGGCATTCCGCAGCCACGGCTGAGCTTGCTGGATGTGCTGCCGATCGTGCCGGTCACCAGCGCTACTTACGAGTTCGTTCGCCTCGACGGCTACATCAACGGCGCGGCCTACCAGAAAGAAGAAGGTGAGCAGAAGGCCGAAGGGTCGATGCCGACCAAGATGGAGCGAGCGGAGATTGCCACCATCGCCACCTGGATTCCGGCGAGCCTCCAGGTGTTGCAGGACAGTGACCAGCTTGAGGGGCAGATCAACACGCTGATGAGCGTGGGGGTTCGCCAGAAGCTGGAGGCCGAGCTCATCAACGGCGAAGGTGGACCAGGTGAGATCCTCGGATTCAAGAAGCAGGCCACCGCCGCCGGCATCACCACCGGCAAGCCAGCTGATCGCATCGGCGCTGCCCTCACTGACCTCAAGGCCGAAGGTTGGAACCCGAACGTTATCGTGATGAACCCGCGTGACTGGTTCGCCATCGAGAGCGAGCGCGCCGAGGGCGGCGACGGTCAGTACGTTATCGGCACACCACGCGATCCAGCACCACCAAGCCTGTGGGGCACACCCGTGGTGGTCACCAACGGTATGCCACAAGGCGAAGCGTTGATCCTGGACACCTCTGTGGCAGCCCTGCTGGATCGGCAGGAGGTGACCGTGGAAGCAAGCCGTCACGATGGCGACAACTTCAAACGCAACCTGGTCACCATTCTGGCGGAGCTGCGTGCCGGCCTGGCCGTCTTCGCGCCAAGCGCTACCCGCCTGGTAACGCTCGGTACCGTCCAGGCCAAGTCGTCCAAGTAATGCTTGGCGTGGGTCAGCTGCGAGTGCCACGGACCCAATAACCGCAGCAGTCGGAGCCCCATTTCATCCTTTCAAGGTGATCCGACACTGGCCCGCCATGCGGGCCTTTCTATTCACTCTGGAGAAGATCATGCGCCATACCCACTTACCCAAGCCTGTTCAACGAGCCCTCAACCAAATCGCCCACAGTCGCGCCCTGTTGCGCCAGATGGAGGAGCGTGAGCGATTGAGCAAAGAGATCGATCGGCTGCTGGCCAGCGGCCTGAGCGCAGCAGAAGCGCTCGAGCAGATCCGATCGGCGCCGCCGTACGAAGCCCCGGACTACTGAGGGGCGGGTCGAAAGTCTAGGAGGTCCGCTGCCCTAGACCGCTCCCGACCCCACGTACAGATTTTTTTCCTTTAACAAAAAAATGTTAAAGCGACTTTAACACCCATGCCGAACGTGCATGAGCCTGGAAGCCAGTGATTCAGCGGCTTTGAGCCAAATTGAGACAGCCTGGCGGATGTTAAAAGTGTTAACCCTTTAACACCTAAAAGTTAATGCTTTAACACCCTCTGGTAAGTGCAAAGATCGCCAGCAGCCGGGTGTGTCTAGCTCGCCTGCCCTCGCTCTGTAATGACTAACTGCACAAATTTATGAGGTTATCCAATGTTCAGTGCGATCACTTGCACCCTCGTCGCCGAGATCTGCAAGGCCGGCTTCTGTTGTGAAACCTCCAATAATCGGAGTTGCCGATGAAACGAAAGATCAAGCTCTACGGCGTGCTGCGCCAGCGTTTCGGCCGCCAATACATCCTCGATGTGCACACCCCGCGGGATGCCATCCAAGCGCTCTGCGAAATGGTTCCAGGCTTCGAGAAGTTCCTGCTCACTGGGGAGGAGCGCGGCTTGGTGTTCACCGTCTTTTCCGGTAACCGGAATCTCTGCGCCGACGATCTGGATCTCAAGGGCGACGATGTGGGTGATATCCGAATAGCGCCGATCATCCAGGGCAGTAAGCAGGCAGGCGTGTTTCAGACGATCCTGGGCGCGGTTTTGATCGTCGTGGGCATCATGTACGACTGGACAGGATCGACCTCGACCATGGGCGTGGCGATGATCGCCGGCGGTGCTGCTATGGCCGCCTCGGGCGTTGTACAGATGCTTTCACCTACGCCTAACACGGGCAGCCTGGACCGCAACGAGGACGGCAACAACCCCAGTTACGGATTCGGCGGTGCGGTGACCACCATCGCTCAGGGCAACCCCTATCCAGTGCTGTACGGCGAGCGAGAGATCGGTGGCGCCGTCGAATCTGGCGGCATCTACACACAAGATCAGCTGTAGAGGAGGCATACATGACCACCGAAATTTCGAAGTCATCCTTTCAGCAGCGATTCGCTCAAGCATGCAAATCGGAGCATTTCACTCTGCATGAGGGCGGCCCCTCTTATTCGCTTTGGAACGTCCAGCACGTAAAGGACGGTCGCCACGCACTCCTTGACGGCGTTTTTTTCACAGAGGAGGAGGCGCAGATCTCCGCCGATCTTCTCCGAGGCACCATGCGTGGGGCGCGAGCATACAAGGTCATCTATGCCCCTACATGGAGGCCCGACCCGGCCCGAGAGGCCGTTATACGCCTTGAGGCGTTCCAGTGCCGCGAGATGCTTGCACGGCGCCTGGGCGTACAACATATAACCCGCGAACAGGAGAATTCCTGATGGCTGCAGTCGTTCGAAGCAATCCGACCCTGACCACCGTCTACCTGTCCGGCCCCCTGATCCGGAAGTTTTTCCGCAAGAAGGATTACCTGCTGGACAGCCAGAATACCTGGGAGGTGTTTCGAGCCTTGAAGGCAACGCTGGCAGGATTCGAGCAAGAGATTAAGCGCCTCGAGGCCATGGGCATGAGGTTTGCGATATTCCGCAATCGAAAGAATGTGGGAGAAGACGACTTCGAGCGCGGCGGCGCCACTGAGGTACGTATTGTTCCTGTGATTGGAGGCAGCAAGCGCGGTGGGGGCTTGCAAACAGTCCTAGGGGTAGTGCTCATCGCTCTCGCGTACTTCAACCCGTTTGGGTACTTCTCAGGGCCGGCTGTTAGCGCTATGTACGCCGCAGGCGCGGCGAACGTAGCTGGCGGCGTGATGCAGATGCTAAGCCCGCAGGCACGCGGCTTGTCGCAGAGCGGTGCACCGGAGAACCTGCCGTCCTACGCCTTCGGTAGCGCCAAGAACACCACCGCCAGCGGTAACCCCGTCCCGATCTGCATAGGTGACCGCCGCTGGGGCGGAGCTATCATCTCGGCATCGATCGAGGCGCAGGACAAGGCTTAAAGTGAGCCAGGGTCACTTTGAATACTCCAATTCCGGTATGTGGGGGTGTCCTCAGTATTGAGGATACCCCGTTTTGCACTCCCGGCCTCATCTTACCAATCCCGGAGCATAGGAGTGTCTAGGAAAAAAAGAGCATGACTTACACAGAAAACATTGGCCAGAAAATCTCAACGATTGAATGGCGTCGAGTGGAGTTCATTATGAGTAACAAAGTCATCCGCCGGCGTCAGAGCAACAGGGCTGGACCTGCTGGATTGGCTTTATGGCGCGATAACGGCATCGGTGCCGTAACGGTCATTGGTGTACTCCATTTACGCTTGTCTACTGTAATAGGTGAGTGTCAGCTGAGATTGGATTGACCTCGTTTGGCCGAGCCGAAATAGAGGAAAGCGCTAGCGTAGGCGGTGATGCCTCACCGCCTTCAAGTCAAAGATTATATCGCCATGATTTACTCAATCCTTTAATTCCCGGAAGATTTAGAAAAGGTGAGGGCGTACTGTCGTATATTACGTCATGCTTACCTATGCGCTTGGTTGTGTGCACAAGAACGCAGAGATTTTTGGCTCTTGTTATGCCAACATAGTGTAGATTTAGATCTTGCTCCCAACTTTTATAGATCTTTTTGCTAGTGATGGGGTCGTTGCTTGGGAAGTTCATTACATACTCGATAAGGTCGAGGTGGAGAACAATTTCAAATTCTAAACCCTTGGATTTATGGAGCGTCATGCATTGTACTTCGTTATGGCTTGCAGGCAGATACTGCTGTAATTGCTCTTTATCTAGAATAACCTTTTTTAGTGCGGCAATCTCTTCAGGTTTAGCTTCTAAGCCAAGCAGTCTTTGTGAGGCAGTGACCAAGCTCGATTCTAAAAGGCAATCATCAATGGCTCGAAATTTTTTAATGATAGATCTTCTGTCGATTAATTGTCGTTTTTTCAAGTCACCATGATCGGGAAGTATTTCTAAGACCTCATCAACGGTGTGTGCAGGACTGTAGCGGTAAGTTAGGATCTGCCCCCAGAGCTCTGTCGTACGTGTCCCTAGTTCCTCAATAGCATTATCAGTATGGATTCGCCTTGGGATAGTCAGCTTCTCAGCAAGATGCTTGAGTGTTGCGTTGCCCCTGGCCAGGATAGCGATTTGGGATGGTGGGATCGTGCTCCATTTTGCTAGCAGAGCTTCTATTAGCCTGTTGAGTTTGAACGCTCCTTCGCGTTGATCGCCTTCCATTTCACAGTGCCATACTCGAATGTCATTGTTTTCGAGGAGGATAAATCGATCATTGAAAAGTCTGTTTGCATAATTTGAAATGGACGGGTGACATCTATGGTTTCGAGCAATCGTTCGATGCGTGAATTTTGGATTTCTAATCAGATCTTTGAGGTGTTCAGGGCTTGATCCTCTCCACCCAAATATCGATTGCTGCAGGTCACCGACTGCTATGCCGGTTATTCCCAGTGATTCCATGATCAAAAAAAGCGAGTGCTGTTCGTAAGAAGTGTCTTGATATTCATCCATATACACTGAGGTGTATCTGGCTTTGAGGAATTTTGAACAAGCGGCTGATTGCTTAATGATATAGTTAGCTAGGCTTGCTATTGCTGGAAAGTATAACGTTCCAGCTGCAAGGAGCTCTAAGAGTACATCGAGGTTCTGTCCCTCAGTGTAGCTCTCTTCTTCTATGAACTGGCAGGCAAGTTTTTTCTCAGCCTCAGTCAGGTCGGCAGGATATTTAGGAGTTAGGTCTACTGCTGAACTAGCGAATACATGCCTAATGAACGGATGGATGATTTCACTCAGACAAAATGAATCTATCGTCCCAAAAAAGCTAGACTTTACATCAGTTGAATTTTTTTTGCATCTGTCAGCTAGTTCTCTGCTTGCCTTTCTGGTGAAGGTTATGGCTATGACACCCTGATGCTTCTTAAGAGTGTCTAGCTCAATTCTGATCTTCTCACTCATAACTGCTGTTTTACCACTTCCAGGGCACGCAGTTATGATCAAGGAGCCTTGCGGCTTGATCGCATCTAACTGTTCGTTAGTGAACTCTATCATACACTACCCTCGGCTACTTCGCGGCTATGGATCAGCGGTTGAGCCAAGAAGCCGCCACCAATTTTACCTAGAGCCTGACTATGCTTGGCTAAAAAAGAGCGCATGCGTATGGCTTTGCTGTTTTGTAGGTAGGTAATCGCTTCAGCTATTGTTGTCTTATTGCTAAAGATTAGGAGCTCAGGACTTAATTCGTCGCCCATATCATTTTCGAGATCGATCTTAGATAAATACACGCCCTTAGGATTTAGGATATCACAAGCAGCCTTCCAATAACCGTCTCTATGAACGGTGCTATGATCAGAGTTTTCAGGAAGATGTGGTACAGGCGGCAAATTAACCAGATTGCGTCCTCTATTTATGCCTGCGAGTTGTTTGTATTTAACATTTTTAAGTTCAATGGATGATACGTCGTTGTCTGTCTTGGCGATCCAGGATATTTCCATGGCATCTAAGATTTTTGTGTAAACTGAAAACTGTACACCGTCAACGCTAAGAATTGATATGTTGTAATAGTCTAAATCTATTCCAAGTTGTTTGGATAACTCGTTATAGAACAAAACTTCTGATGGTCCTTCAACCAGTAGCACGCATTTGGCAAAGAAAGCCTCTGCAGGTAGGACGCTCATTCGATAGCCTAAGTTGTCCCAGTGCTCGGAGATACATTCTGAACAGCCTTGGCTTGCCGCGTAACTTCCGTGGTTGGACTTTTTGATGTGTACCAAGTCAGCGGGAGTAAAACGCGCGGTTATTTGGGGCGAGTGTGTGGTAATGATGGTTTGCCCGCTAAGATCCTCAATTAGATAGTTTGCTAATCTACGTTGCTGGTGGGGGTGCAGGTGAGCTTCCGGTTCTTCGATGCAGTAAAAAACAACTTCACTCGCCGGATCGTGCTCGTACTGGCTACGAGCCTTCCATAGTGCCATCAAAATCTGATTATTGCGACCATCCCCACCAAGTGAAATCTTGGCCCCTGCCGTGCTTGCGCTGAGCTTCAAGTTGTCAATAAATTGCTGTGTTTGTATTGCACCCGAATCTAGGAATACAGAGTACCCGGTTAGGTCGTTGGAAAGCTTGCTGAGCTCTGTGTTTACTGCTGTTGTTGCATTTGCAACATAGTTTAGCTGGCGGACTTGCTCATTGATGATATTTAGATTGGTTTCGATTTTTTCGAGCTGTTTTTGATCGAATTCACCTTGTTCTGGTGTCCGCAATTCTTGCGAGAGTTTCAATAGATGTTTTTTTTCAAGTGATACAAATTTTTCTAGATCACGACTCGATTTTACATACTTAAGATTTAAATACTTGAGATAGAACCTGCTGGATATTTCATTTAGTTGGTCGGCTTTAGGGCCGCATAAGATCCTATAGCTCAAGTCCTTTCTGAGGGCTTCATATCTAAGTATGCATTTGCCATCCCCCGATACGTTGCCGCGGAGGATTGAAAGTACTGCATCCTGGCTTACCTCTCCGAAGTGAATGGTAATGCACAGGGCCTCACTTTGCTGGCCATCATTTGAAATATGAAAGTCGGACTCTTTTGGTTCGATTTCACTTTCGGATAAAGACTTATCTAGGAGCAACCTTAGCGCATAGATCAAGTTTGTCTTGCCGCAGTCGTTGCTTCCAATGACTAAGGTTTTTTGGTTGAAATTGACTATGGCATTCTTGTAATTTTTGTATCCGCTGACTTCTAGCTTGTCGATTTTCATCCGAAATACGTTCCATGTTTGTGTTTGATGCTCAGGGTGTCAGGTAGTCAACCAGGCGCGGAGGCCGGTTGCCTGTGTCCTGCCACGGAATCACGCCGCAGCTCGTACACGTAGCATCGCCGTAGTGGCAGTTTGCTGCAAGCTGATCTAAGGGGTATCTCTGGGGGTACGCCGTTGGATACCACTCCCCGTAGCGTCCATTTCCCTTGCTTCTCTGGGGTCGATTGACATTTGCAAGAAGAACGGCAAGTCGACCATCGCCGCCGGCATCATGCTTACCGCACTGATCCTTAACTGGCGAGCGTCGGGTGAGTTCATCATTCTCGCACCGACCAAGGAAATCGCGGACAACTCCTACCTCCCAATCAGGGACATGGTGGGTGCTGACGAAGAGCTCAAGGCCTTGCTCAAGGTGCAGGATCACCTGCGCACCGTGACGCACCGTCAGACTAACGCCACCCTCAAGGTGGTTGCAGCGGACAGCGAGACGGTGTCGGGCAAGAAAGCCATCGGCGTGTTCGTCGACGAGCTGTGGGTGTTCGGCAAGCGGGCCAACGCCGAGGCTATGCTGCGCGAGGCCACTGGTGGCCTGGCCTCTCGGCCAGAGGGATTCATCATCTGGGCCACCACCCAGTCCGATGCACCGCCGGCCGGCGTCTTCCGGCAGAAGCTGTTGTATGCCCGCAAGGTGCGCGACGGCGAGATCGTCGACAAGTCGTTCCTGCCGGTGCTGTATGAGTTTCCCAAGGCGATGCTCGACGCCGGTGCACACCGGGACGCCTCGAACGCCTACATCACCAACCCAAATCTCGGGCTGTCGGTCGACGAACCTTTCATCGAGCGTGGTTACGCACAGGCCCAGCTGGACGGCGAGGAGTCGTTTCGCGGCTTCCTTGCCAAGCACCTAAACGTCGAGATCGGCTTGGCGCTGCTTTCGGATCGCTGGGCGGGTGCTGATTTTTGGGAGACACAGACCTCCGAGCTATGCCGCACGCTGGAAGACCTGATCGACCGCTGCGAAGTGATCGACATCGGTGTCGATGGCGGGGGGCTGGATGACCTGCTTGGCTTTGCAGCACTCGGCCGAGAGCAGGGAACACGGCGCTGGCTGACCTGGACTCATGCCTGGGCCCATCCATCAGTACTGGAGCGGCGTAAAGCCGAAGCGCCGCGCATCCGCGACTTCGCTAAGGATGGACACCTGACCTTGGTTGAACGCATCGGCGACGACATTGAGGCGGTGGCACAACTGGTGGCGCAGGTCGAGCAGGCCGGCCTGCTAGATAAGGTCGGGCTGGACCCGGCCGGCGTCGGCGCGATCCTCGATGCGCTGGAGGCTGTTGGAATTCCGCGCGAAAAGATTGATGGCATTTCCCAAGGCTGGCGCCTGGGCGGAGCCATCAAGACTGCCGAGCGCAAGCTGGCCGAGGGCACGCTGCTGCACGGGGGGCAGCCGATGATGGCCTGGTGCTGCGGTAACGCCAAGGTCGAGCCGCGCGGCAACTCGATCCTTATCACCAAGCAAGCCAGCGGCTCGGCCAAGATTGACCCGCTGATGGCGCTGTTCAACGCCGTGACGCTGATGGCCCTCAATCCAGAGGGGCAGGGCGGCATGGAAAACTTCATGGCCGGCATTCGGGATCCACTGATCGCATGAACGCATTTCACTATTTCATCATCTGCGCCGTGTGCGGGTTCGGCCTGGCCTGCGCGGGTGTCTGGATGCTGGCAGGCACCGGCTGGGCGATGCTCGCCGGCTCCGGCAGCCTCTTCTGCATCGCAGCCTTCATCCGCCGAGGGCTGAGCAGTGATTAAAACCCTTTCTCAAGCGCTTGGTAGCGCTGCGGCTAAGCCCTCGGCAAGCATGAGCGGCTGGCTGGGCAAGAGCATCCGGTTGTCGGACGGCGGGTTCTGGAGCGCCTTTTCCGGCGCCCAGTCCAGCAGCGGCAAGTCGGTCACGGTCGACAAAGCCATGCGGCTGTCGGCGGTCTGGGCCTGCGTGCGCATCATCTCCACTTCGGTGGCCGGCCTGCCGCTCAGTATCTACCGGCGTCTGCCGGACGGTGGACGCGAGACGGCGCGGGACTTCCCGCTGTACGACGTCGTGCACAACAGCCCGAACGAGGACATGGCCGCGTTCCATTTCTGGCAGTCGGTCGTCGCTTCGATGCTGCTGTGGGGCAATGCCTACTGCGAGATTCATCGGGCCGCCGGGCGGGTCATCGCACTGGACTTCCTGATGCCGTCACGGGTCACCCCGGAGCCGGATGACGATGGTCGGCTGCGCTATTTTTTTCAGCCGCGCAAGGGCGCGCGCCGGGAGATCGCCCGGGAAGACATGCTCCACATCCCGGCCTTCACCTTGGATGGCCGGATGGGCCTCTCGGCAATTCGTTACGGCGCCGATGTATTCGGCTCGGCCATGTCGGCCGACGATGCTGCCAATACCACCTTCAAGAACGGGATGATGCCCACCGTAGCTTTCTCGGTGGATAAGACGCTCAACCCCACGCAGCGTGCCGAATTTCGAGACTACGTCAAGACGATTTCTGGCGCGCTCAATGCGGGTAAGAGCCCGGTACTCGAGCAAGGCGTGAAGCCCGAGATGATCGGCATTAACCCGGCTGACGCCCAGCTGCTCGAGTCACGTGGGCACAGCATCGAGGAGATCTGCCGTTGGTTCGGCGTGCCGCCCTGGATGGTGATGAAAACTGACAAAGGCAGTAACTGGGGCACCGGCCTTGAGCAACAGCAAATCGCGTTCCTGACCTATTGCATCATGACCTACACGGCGCCAATCGAGCAGTGCGTGAACAAGCGATGCCTGACAGCGGTTGACCGGATCAAGCACTACGCGGAGTTTTCGCTGGAAGCCTTCCTGCGCGCTGACAGTGCCGGCCGTGCCGCCTACCTCAGCACCATGGGCCAAAACGGCTACATGACCCGAAACGAGGGTCGACACAAAGAGAACCTGCCCAGCATGCCTGGCGGCGACATCCTCACCGTGCAATCGAACCTGGTACCGCTTGACCAGCTGGGCAAACAAAACGACAGCCAAGCCGCGCGCGCGGCGCTGATGAACTGGCTCCAAAGCAAATCCGGGGAGTAACCCATGAAACACAAGATCCAGTCTCGCGGCCTGCGCAGCGAGATGAGCCCGCGTGCGCTCGATGAATGGAACCCAGCCATTCAGGCGGCCGTGGAAAACACCTCGGAAACCATCACCATCTACGGTGTGATCGGTGAGGACTGGTACGGGGAGGGCGTGACCCTCAAGCGTATCGACGCAGCGCTGCGTGCCATCGGCGACCGTGAGGTGACGGTGTACATCAACTCACCAGGTGGCGACATGTTCGAAGGCATCGCTATTTACAACCGCCTGCGCGAGCACAAGCAGAAGGTCACCACCAAGGTGCTCGGCATGGCTGCCAGCGCAGCGTCCGTCATCTACTTGGCTGGCTCCGAGCGCCAGGTGGCCAGCAGCGCTTTCCTGATGATCCACAACTGCTGGACTTTCCTCTCCGGCAACCGCCACTACCTGCGAGACGTATCGGACGACATGGAGGAGTTCGATGCCGCCATGGCCGACCTCTACGCCGAGACCAGCGGCCAGCCCGTCGAGGACATGGCCGAGCTGATGGATGACGAGACGTTCATCCGGGGCAAGCGAGCGGTGGAACTGGGTCTGGCCACTGGCCTGCTGGCAGCGACCGAAGTCACCGAGCGCGAGACTGAGGAAACTGGCCAGGCCAATGCTCTGAAGGCCATGGACGCCGCCCTAGCTAAGGCCGGCATGCCGCGCTCCGAGCGCCGCGAACTCTTCGCCACTTTCAAGTCTGGCATGCCACGCGCTGCCAGCGGGAACACGCCGCGCGCTGTTCCGACCGGCACGCCAAGCGCTGCCGCGCCAGACCTCTCCGCCTCACTGAGCGCGGCAACCAATCTTCTCAATTCTCTGAAAGGAAAGTGACCATGGACTACGAAGCCCAAGTCAAGGAATTCAATGCCACCCTCAAGGGCATTGGCGATCAGATCAAGGCCCAGGCCGAAGCCACCGAAAAGCAGATCAAGGCGTCCGGCGAAATGAACGCCGAAACCCGCACCAAGGTTGACGAGTTGCTGACCAAGCAAGGCGAAGTGTCGGCACGCTTGCAGGAAGCCGAGCAGAAGCTGGTCAACGCCAGCCGCGCGCCCGCAGACCGCCAGGAGCAGCAGCTCTCGGTTGGCGCTCTGGTCGTAGGCAGCGAAGAAATGAAGGGTCTGAGCTCGTCCTTCCGTGGTTCTCGTCGTGTGTCGGTACCGCGTGCCGCCATCACTACAGCCACTGGCGGCGCTCTGACCGCTGCGGATCGCCAGCCTGGCATCATCGCCCCGCCTCAGCGTCGTCTCACCATCCGCGACCTGGTGGCGCCAGGTACCACTGAAGCCAACTCCATCGAGTACGTGCGTGAAAGCGGCTTCACGAACAATGCAAAGCCTGTCGCTGAGACCCTGGCCAAGCCCTATTCGGACATCAAGTTCGAATTGGCCACGGCCAACGTGCGCACCATCGCGCACCTGTTCAAGGCCAGTCGCCAGATGCTCGACGATGCCCAGGCGCTGCAGAGCTACATCGACGCGCGCGCCCGTTACGGCCTGCTGATGGCCGAGGAGGCCCAACTGCTGTACGGCAACGGTACCGGTGCCAACCTGCAAGGCCTCATGACGGTTGCCCAGCTTTACGCGGCTCCCACCGGCGTGACTGTAACGGGCGAGCAGCGTATCGATCGCCTGCGCCTGGCACTGCTGCAGGCCGAGCTGGCCGAGTTCCCCTCGGATGGCATCGTGCTCAATCCCATCGACTGGGCGGCGATCGAGCTCACCAAAGATGGTGAAGGCCGCTACATCATCGGTGAGCCCCAAGACGGCACCACTCCGCGCCTGTGGAATCGCCCGGTCGTCTCGACTCAGGCCATGACGCAGGATGACTTCCTCGTCGGCGCTTTCAAGCTGGGCGCACAGATCTTCGATCGTATGGAAATCGAAGTGCTGATCTCGACCGAGAACGCCGATGACTTCGAGAAGAACATGGCGACGATCCGCGCCGAGGAGCGCCTGGCCTTCGCCATCTACCGTGGCGAGGCGTTCGTGACCGGCCCACTGACCGGCAGCGGCTCGTAAGCCTTCCAATTCAGGCGCCAGCGATGGCGCCGCACAGGAGCGATCCATGGCTAGCACAAAGAAGCAGGAGAAACCAAGCGTGGTACTGGAGCAGGCTGTACCAGCACCTGGTGACCAGGCATTGAACTCGCCGCCCGGCGGCAGCGACTCCAGCGGCGCTGAGCCGGTCGCCAACACCGTGCATGAAGCGGGTGGCCCAGAGGCCGAGCAGCCTGTAGAGCTGGCGCCGGCGGACACTTCGGCCGAGGGTGCTGCAGATACCGGCGTTTCGCCGAACCAACCGGGCCAGGCTGGCGACGCGCTGCATGTTGCCGCCGACATGGCAGGGCTGGAAGAACTAACATCGAGCGCGCCGGCAGAGGTGAACACGGCTCAGGTCGAGGTTTACCCGCTGCGCTCTTTCATGGATGAGGGCGAGCTGCGCCGGCGCGGCGGTCCGAGCTATCAGGTACCGAGGCTTCACGCCGAGGACCTCGAGCGGCGGAATCTGGTATCGCGCACTCCGCTGGAGGAGTGAACCATGTCAGTGATCAGCATGGCGCAGGCCCGGGCCCACCTTCGTGATCCAGACGATGACGACGATTATCTGCAGCTGCTGATCGACTCGGCCGAGCTCTCGGCAATGAACTACCTCAACCGTCAGGTCTACGTCGATGCGCGGTCGATGTCAGAGGCAGTACTGGCAGGCTCGGCTGGGGAAAAGCCTATGCTCAGCAACGCATCGTTCAAGTCGGCGTGTCTTCTGATCCTGGGGCACCTTTACGCTAACCGGGAAGACGTAGTGACAGGGACAATTGCCACTGAGCTGCCTCGAGGCTCGCAGGCTTTGCTGACCCCGTACCGGGTGGGGTGGGGCATATGAGGGCCGGGCCGCTTCGCCATTTATTCGAAGTCACTTTCCGTCACGAGGAGCGCACCAAGTCCGGTGGGGCTGTCGTCACCTGGCTTCCTGCAGCTCGTCCAAAGATGTGGGGTGAAGTGCGTACACCCTCTGGCCGGATCATCGCTGTAGCTGAAAAGCTCAAAGCGATAGTTACAGCCGAGATCATCAGTAGGCCTCGAGCTGACATGGTGGCAGGCGCAAGGCTCACCCGCCGCGGCGTCACGTATCAGGTCGAGGCTGTATTGCCAGACAACGAAAACACGCTGATGAGACTTCTTTGCTCGTCGGTACCAAACCCATGAGGTGAACCATGAAAATTCAAGCATTGGGCCCGCTGACCGGTGCATCCGGCGAGCGCGAAAAGGGCGATATCTTCGAAGTGAAGAAGGAATACGGCGAAGGCCTGATCGCCCGCGGCTACGCGATTGAGGTCAAGGAAGACGCGGCCCAGGAAAAAACCGCCAAGGCCCAGGCCAAGGAGTAGGCCATGGCCCGCCGCTCGAAGATGCGCGGCGATATCCGCTTACGGCGAACGCTGCGCAACATCCACAAGACCATGGACAACGAACTGGCCCCGGCCATGCGCCAAGCTGCAGAGCGCATCTTGGCCACTCAGCAGCAGCTGATGCCGAGGGACACCGGCGCTGCCGCAGCCGCGCTGAGAATCTACGTCGCACCCAGCGGCCTTGATGCGCAGATCGGGATCAGGGGCAAGCGCGACAACCGCAAGTTCTTCTACCTGCGCTTCATCGAGTACGGCACCAAGGGCTATATCGGGGGCAGGCGTTCAGCCAGCCGCAAGCAGCGCGAAACGAACAAGAGCGATGGTGAGCACTTCTTCGGCAAGCACCCAGACATTCCGGCCCGGCCGGCGCACCCATGGCTTCGGCCCTCGATGGACGTCAACCGCGAGTATGTGATGGCCGATATCGAGGCGGCAGTACGCCGCACGCTGCGCAAGGCAAGCCAGGGGGTGGGAAATGGCTGATCCCTCGGTATCGCTGCAAGAGGCCATTTTTGCCAGGCTGCAGGCCGAGGTGAGCTGCCCAGTCTATGACGGTGCACCCATGGACGCCGACATGCCCTATGTGTCGATCGACCGCGAGGTCTCAGTCAACGTCAGCCCGATATCGGGCCGTAAGCGCGAACAGCGCCTGCTGTACCTGTCGGTCTGGTCTGACACGGTTGGCCAGGCAGAGGTTAAGCGCATCAACGGGGAGGTCATTGCCGCGCTGGACGAGCGCCCGCTGCCGCTGAGCGTCGGCAGGGCTGTCTCTGTCCGCGTTATCCAGTCGGACGCCCAGCGTGACGCTGATGGCGTTACCTACCAGGGATCGATCACCGTCCGCGTCATTACCACCCACTGATCCACCTACCGGCCGCACCGCGGCTTTATCCAATGTGCCTTTGGAGGAACCCCCATGGCCGATGACAACCTGAACACCGCTGCCGGCTGCCGCTTCTGGCTTGGCGGCAAAACCGGCGCTGACACCCAGACCCAATACGAAGCCGACACCTATGTCGAGGTAGGCGAGATCGAGGACCTGGGCGAGTTCGGCGACACATTCAGCAGCGTGACTTTCACGTCGCTGAAGAACGGCCGCGTGCGTAAGTACAAGGGCACCGCTGATGCTGGTGACCTGACGCTAACCGTGGGGCTGGACAACGGCGATGCCGGCCAAAAGGCGGTGAAGGTCGCTCACAAGGACCGTAGCAAGGGCGACTACAACATCAAGATCACTCTCAACGATGGTGATCCTACCGCCACCCCAGTGGTCAGGCCGACCACCTTCTACATGCGCGGCAAGGTGATGAACAACACCGTTGCACCAGGTGCCGCCGACAACGTCGTGCGCCGCAACATCACCATCGGCATCAACTCCGACATTCTCGAGCTGCTGCCAGCACCGGTTACCCCGTAATCGCCCGGGGCTTCGGCCCTGGCAACACTGGACCTTATCCATGAACAACACCTTGCACGGCACCATGACCGTGAAGCTGGGCGACGAGGAGTTCAACCTGCAGCCAACCCTGAAGGCGGTGCGCGCGATCGAGAGCCGCTTTGGCGGCCTGCGCGGGGCATCTGGGGCCTTGCATGCGGTTGGCGTAGATGCGGTGGCTTTCATCATCGCCGCCGGCGCTGGCCTGGAAGGTAAGGCTGCCGAAGCGCTGCCCGAGAAGGTCTGGCAGGAAGGCGTGGCCGGGCTGACACCGGTAGTCACCAAGTACCTTGGCGCTCTCTACAATCCGCGAGGCGGTGACCCGGGAAACGACCAAGCCGGGACGGCGTAAGCGCTGTCGAGGACGGCAGCTACGTCGACCGGCTGTATGGAATCGCCACCGGTTGGCTGGGATGGGCGCCGGATGTGGCCTGGCGCACCCCGCTCCCTGAGTTGTTCATGGCCATGGACGCCAGGATAGAGTGGGCGCAGATGACCAATCCGTTTGGGGGCGGCTCGAGGTCTGGTGCAGGCGAAAAGCCGAGGCAGGCTACAGTTGCCGACAAGCTTCGCCAGGCTTTGACTGGTCGGAATAAGTAAGGCACTTCAGAATCATCGGCCTCGGTACCCTTTGTGCGATTTTATCAGGGTGTTAGATTGCCAACCTATTTGAGGGAGGTGAGATATGCGGAAAGCTGCAGCTGTATGTTTACTGGCGTTGATGCTCACAGGTTGCGAAACCACGGCAGTGCACCCTGACCACGCTAAGCAGGTACCCCTCACGGACGTCCATGCATTTGGCAAACAGCGAAGCTTGGATGACGCCAGAATCGTATTCACACAGGACTCAGGAGCTATAAGCTGTTTCGGCGCAGGAATGTCCGTTTACCTTGACGGAATACTGGCAGCGGAGACTAGCCAGGGTCGCAGCGTTGAACTGTTTCATGCGCCAGGGCCCACGCAACTGAGCATCAAGAACAATGCAAAGTGCGCTGGCGGCGGCCTGGCTGGACTTTTGTTGGATCTCAAGCCCGGCTATTCCTACCAGGTCAGGGGATACCGCGACATGTGGGACAAACCATCTCCCATGCTTTCAGAACCTACGCCGTACAGATACACCAAATGATCAGGACCTGAGACAGGCTTGATAAAGCTATTTTCAACCCGCTCCGGCGGGTTTTGTTTTTTTGGGGGGGCCATGGCTGATCAACAAGTCCAAGGCATGCTCGTTCAGATTGAGGCCACCACTGCGCAATTGCGTCGTGAATTAGCAAGCGCAGATCAATTGGTGGCAAAGACCAGTCAGACAATTGATCGCAACTTGGCTACCGTCGATTCGGCGTTTGATAGGGCAGGAGCGGCAGCGCAGTCGGCGGGCGTGTTGATGCGTGGCGCCTTTGCAGCAGTAGCCGGCGCGGGGCTGATCGGCGGGATCATCAAACAGGTGGATGCCTACGGGCAGATGTCCGACCGGATGAAGGCCGCCGCTGGCAGCGCCGCAGAATATCAGGTGGTGCAGGATCACCTGCTACGCACTGCGCAGGAGACGTACCGTCCACTGGCAGAAGCGCAGGAGCTGTACATCCGCACGGCAGACGTGATGCGCAGCCTTGGCTTCAACACCCAGCAGACGCTCGATATCACCGACAGTTTCAGCTTCCAGCTGGTGACCAACGCTGCGACCGCCGACAAAGCATCATCGGCGCTCGACGCCTATTCCAAGGCGCTGCAGACCGGCAAAATCGAAGCCGACGGCTGGGTGTCCATCCAGAGCGCAATGCCCACTATCGTGCAGGCGATCGCCACCGGTACCGGCAAGAGTGCCGACGCCATCCGCAAGCTGGGCGTTGAAGGCAAACTGTCGCTTGAGGACCTCAACAATGGCTTGCTGCGAACGGTCGAAGCCAACCGAAAAGCCGCTGCAGAGATGTCCACCAGCGTGCAGGACGCCCTGGTCAACATCAGCAATGCCATCGGCACCTTCCTGGGCAACATGGAAGACCGCACCGGGGCAGTGGGCGGCCTGTCCAAGGTGCTGCTGGCCCTGGCCGACAACGTCGATCTAGTAGCGGTCGCAATGGGTGGCGCTGGTGCCGCAGCGCTAACCCTTTACGTGGCCAAGGCCGGGATGGCGGTAAAAGCTGCGCTCGCCCAGCGAATAGCCGAAGTCGACAACGCCCGGGCTGCGATTCGCGGCGCAGAGGCCCAGCGTATCTACGCGCAGGCCCAACTGCACCAAGCAGAGGCATCCGTCGCCGCGGCTACTGGCCTGCAGCGCCTATCATTGGTGCAAACTCAGCTGCTACCCAAACAGGCAGCGCTCACAGCATCGACCGAAGCCTTGGCCATCGCACAAGCCAATCTGACTCGGGCTGCTACTGGCGGTCTGCTGTCGGCTCTGGGCGGGCCCATGGGGCTTGCAATTTTAGCCGGCACCGCTGCAGCGAGCTTTCTCCTGTTGCGGGACAACGCCGACAAGGCCGGTGTCAGTCTCGACGACCTGCAAAAACCTGTTTCGCAGTTGCGCGAGGAGTTCGCCAAGCTCAACAAGGACCAGCGCGAAGCCTCGCTGGTGAAGTGGCAGCAGGAGCAGATCACCTCAACTGACAAGGTCAAAGACGCTTATGGCGATCTGGCACAGTCGATCCGCACTGCCACCGTTACCGCACCTGTTCGCGATTCAGGCGGGCAGTACAACAGGCAATTGGCCGATTACCAGTCGATCATCGATCGACTGAATGAGGCGCGCGCCAGTGGAGAGGGCCTGTCGCCCATCCTTCAGGAAGTCGGCAAGCGCTTGCAACTGCCAGCTGGAACTGTCCAGCAATGGATCACTCAGGCCGGCGCGGTCAGTGATGCTGATCAGCGATCGGCAATGATCGCCGACACGCTGCGGGTGCTCACTGGCGTTACCGACCAGAACACCGCCTCGACCCACGAAAACAACGCCGCCAAAGCGGGTATGAGTACTGCCGGGCAAACATACCTTGAGACGCTGCAAAAGCAGCTCTCAGGCCTCCAGGACAATGGCGATGCGATCAAGATCGTAAACCGGTACCTGGCCGAACATACCGACCTTACTGAAGCTGACCGTCAGGCAGCCATTTCTGTCGCAAACGCCATAGAATCACAGAAAAAGGCGAATCAAGGCGCCAAGCAAGTTACAAAGGAAGCGACCTCAGCACAGACGAAGCTGAATCAGCAGCTCAAAGAGGCGGAAACCGCTTTCCAGCAGTTGAAGAAGGTATACGACCCCGTCGGGGCGGCTGCTGATGAATTCAAGAAACAGACCCAGGCGCTCGACCTGCTTTTGTCGAAGAAAAAAATCACAACTGGCGAGTACGGTAAAGCGCTGGGTGCTCTGGCCGAGCAGTTCAACAACACCGTACGCGCCTCCACCAGCCTGTCCCAGGCGATGAAGTATCAAGCAGATCTTGACCGTCAGATTGCATTGGCTAGCCAGCAGGGAGATGCCGCCGCCGCGGCGATCGGTATGGGCGATAAGCGCGCAGGTCGGGCTCAGTCCAGGCTGGCGCTCGAGCAGGAGAACAACAGCAAAATTCTGTCCCTGCGCGATGAGCTTGCCACAGCAACGAACGAGAAACAGCGGCAGGAGCTCGAAAAACAAATCGAACTGCGTCGGGAATACGGCGCGAAGCTGGTGCAGATACAAGAGCAGACGTTTACCAAGATCGACGCTGCGCAGTCGGACTGGGGAAACGGAGCAGCGGCGGCCTTCGAGAATTATCTCGACAGCGCTGCCGACGTCGCTGGCCAGACTCAGGACCTATTCTCCAATGCGTTCAGCAACCTTGAGGATGGCATTGTCCAGTTCATCAAGACTGGCAAAGCGTCGTTCAAGGACTTCGCGGACGCGATCATCGAGGACCTGATCCGAATCCAGGTGCGCCAGGCTGCTGCAGGTTTTCTAAGTAATGCATTTGGTTTCATGAGTGGGGGCAGCCAGGCCCTGGGACAGGGCACGATGAGCGGATACAGCCAGGGTTCGTTTGTGGCCAATGCAAAGGGCGGGGTTTATGACTCGCCAAGCCTGTCTGCTTTCTCGGGCGGCGTGTATGACAGCCCGCAAATGTTCGCCTTCGCCAAGGGAGCGGGGGTTTTCGCAGAGGCCGGGCCAGAAGCAATCTTGCCCCTGCACCGGGGGCCGGACGGTTCGCTTGGTGTGATGGCCGCAGGCGCTGTCGGAGGCACAGGCTCACCCTCGATCACCTTTGGGGGCATCACTCAACATATCCAAGTCGGGGGGCAAGCAGACGCCGCCACGCTCGCCGACGTTCGGCGCGCAGCCGAACAGGGTGCACGGGATGGCTACGATCTGATGCTGCGTGACTTCAAAACGAACGGCGCCGGCCGGCAGATGCTGCGCCGAACCTAACAACCCATGCCAGCTCTGGCAGGCACTTTCGGAGTTATCCAATGGCGGAGGAATGGCCCGAGGACCTTGAGCCCACTGAGGTCACCTGGGGCGTTGTTTACAACAATCGGGCTTTCACCTCTTCACTCAACAATGCCCAGCAAATCGCCTCGCACCCTGGCGCCTACTGGGTCTGCACCCTGACATTTGGTGTGCTGTATGAGGAAGATGAACGAGAACTGACATCGCTCCTTGGCCGTCTGCAGGGGATGTTCGGAACCGTCAACGTACCTTCGATCACCAGGGTAAGGACTGACGACATAGGATCGCCAGTCGTGGCAGCTGCTGTTGCGCAATCCACCAGCTTGCAGTTACGCAACATGCGGCCGGGCATCAGGGTTTTCAGCCGAGGTGATCACATCACCATTCTGGGCGAGATGTTTGAGGTGGTGGAGCACGCCGCTACGGATGGCAGCGGTTCTGCAGTGGTTCGCGTCAACAAGCGAGTGCGCAGAGGTTTCGCACCCGGCAGCCCGGTTGAGTATCGAAACCCCTACTGCGAGATGAGGAGAGCGGACGACACCAATCAATGGACTGTTCAGCCGGTGATATCGAATGGCAGCTACCAATTTCGAGAGGCTTTCTGATGCCCACATCATTTCCATTCAGTCAGAGCGTGGTGGACATCATCGCATCTGGACGATTCATGACCGTTTACGCCTGCCAACTCGACTTCGCTGATGGACCTGTATATGCCCATACCGGCACTGGTGAGTTGGTGATCGACGGGATTACGTATCTCGGTGTTGGTCAATTTGGTCAGGTAGGCCAATCACAAGAGAGCGACAACTCAGGCTCACCTATGGCTGTTGACCTAACGCTCAACGGCCTGGATGCCTACATCATCAGCGAAACAAACATTCGGGGCTGTCGCGGACGTTCTGGGAAACTGTTGTTCGTCGTTTTCGACGAAGACGGCAACTACGCCGTTGACATACTTTTCTCAGGGCGTATGGACGCAGCCACCTTCTCGTATGCGGGTAACGGCGAGGACGGCAACAAAATCACTGTGCCGATCGTGGACCGCATGGCCGAATGGAGCCGTACCGGTACCGAGCGCTTCACTGACGAGAATCATCGTGCACGCCACCAGGGAGACCGGTTTTTCTACGCCGTCGCCCAGCTGTCCGAGTGGCCCATCTACTGGGGGTCGAGCAAGGACGCCCCGACCTTTGCCTATGAGAAATAGCTATGCGCCACAGAGATTGGACGATACGTCTCAGTGAAGTGATCAAGGCCGCCAGAGAGCGGCCTTTTTCATGGGGCGAGTTTGACTGCTGCCTGTTTGCAGCGGATTGCGCTGTTGCGGTGTGCGGAACCGACCCCGCTCAAGCATACCGGGGCACCTACAAGACTGAAGCCGGTGCAAAGCGGGCTTTACGGAAGACTCACGGCAGCCTGGAGGCGGCCTGGGATGCGTGTTTTGTCCGGGTGTCCCCTGCGTTCATCCAGCGCGGAGACATCGCGATGTATGAGGCGCCAGGTGGCAAGTCCATGGCGGTCTTCTGGGCGAGCGAATTTTGGGCGACGACCGAAGATGGCGTGCACCGCGTGGTGTGTGAGCCGACAGCTGTTTGGAGGGTGGAATAGATGAGCGGTGGCGTAAAGAAACTTGCTCAGGTTGTCGTCGGCGCCGTCATTGGCTTCGTTCAGGGTGGACCCGTAGGTGCAGTGATCGGAGCGGGTCTAGCATTCTACGCAGCTGAGCAACAGGAAAAGCTCAACACGAAGTCGCCGCTGCGCGACAACGAACCGTCTGCTCAGACCGTTCGTTCTTCCAAGGCGCCTGTTCGGTTCATCCTCGGGCGCGTCAGCACTGGCGGGGTCCTGGTCTGGGCACAGGAGGAGCGCGGGGCGCAAACGACCGGCGAATGGCTACACCTGGTATATGTGCTCTGTGAAGGCGCCATTGATGAGCTGGAGTACATCTACCTCGGTGAAGAGCTCATCGGCAGCTATGGTGCAGATGCGTCGTATGAGCTGGTCGTCAATCCGACCCAGGTGAACACTTTCCTCAAGGAAAACTGTCCTGATTGGAAAGACACACAAATCGGCCGCGGGCTGTCGTATGTACGGATCTCCCTGCGTTACAGCGCAGAAAAATTCCCGTCCGGCATTCCCGATGCGCGCTTTGTCGTGCGCGGGCGAAATGACATTTTTGATCCCCGGACGGGCAGATCTGGCTGGACCGAGAACACGGCTCTGCACCTGCTGTGGTTTCTCCGCACGCGGTGCGGTGTGCCTGATGATGAGATCGTGTTTGAGACATTCGCGAGCGGTGCCAACGTCTGTAACGAGTCGGTGCAAAACCCGGACGGTAGCTCAAGCCCTCGGTACCGCAGCGGCTGCGTGATCGGCGCCGATGAGCAGCGCACTAACGTATTGCAGAAGCTCGAGACGGCCTGTGCGGGCAAGCTGATCAGAGTCGGCGGCCGCTGGATGTTCCAAGCAGGAGCCTATTACGGGCCATATGACTTCGAGATCACCGAAGACATGGTAATTGGGACAATCACCGGCAACACCGAAGCGACCAATGACGCCGCCATCAACACGATCCGCGGCACGTTCATTGACCCCCAGCAGTCCTGGACCGAGACCGACTATCCCGAGGTCGCTGTTGCTCAATGGGTTGAGGAAGACGGGGGCGAGGCAGCGGAAACGCTGTCATTCTCCTATGTCAGCGACCCATATCAGGCTCAGCGCTTGGCAAACATCGAGCTCCGTCGGCGTCGGTCGGGTGGCGCGCTGAATATCCCGCTCAACTTGGCTGGCTACAACTGCCGGCCTGGTCGGGCTGTGCGCGTTAACTTGCCATCACTGAACATCCTCGGCGAGTTCATGGTTACCAACTGGTCCATGGGTACCAGCGAGGGCTGTACGGCGTCGGTGCAGGCCTATGAGGGGCAAGCCCTACAACCCTATCGGCTTTATCAAGCTGCCCGCTGGCGGTCTTGGGAGCCCAACGAATCTCCGCTGGGATGTAGAGGACACAGCAGAGATAAGTCAGGGCGTGTTGAGCTGGGATCGGCCTGCAGGGATCGTTTCGGGCTTCGCTGTAACTGTGCGACAAGCGGGTGCCGCGGTGCAGGCGCTGCAAGTGCCAGAGACCACGACCCGGATGCCGATCTCTGGCCTGACATCCGGCAGCTATACCATGGGCGTGGCTGCCTTGGGCCCGCTCGCACGCTCAGGCGAAGCGACCATCACGGTTGATGTGAATGGCCCGCCAATGCCTGAAACCTGCGCTGTGCAGGCGACGATCGATACGATCACTCTTATCCCCGGCAATACGCTGCACGGCCTCAACGGCGGCACGTATGAATATTTCTGGTCGCCAGATCCAGCCGCCACGCAGGGCGAGTTCCTCGGGCGAGGGCTGAGCATCACCCACACCGGCCTGTCATTCGCCAAAAGCTATGCCTACTTCGTCCGCTCCAAGAATGCCTACGGCGTGAGCGCCTTCCTCAAGGTTGTCGCAGCGACCTCTATGGATGTTGGAGCCATCCTGGAAGGCATCAAGGGCAAGATCACCGATAGCGAGCTGGGCAAGGAGCTCACTAGCCGCATCGACCTGATCGACAAGAACGGTCCTGGCTCGGTGAACGAGCGGGTGGGGACGGCCAAGACCGAGCTGGCCAAACAGATCAGCGACGTGAACAACGCTCTTGGCACCGTGAAGGGCAATCTCGAGCAGCAAATCACCGAAGTGGGTTCGGCCGTATCTTCTGCAAAAACAGATCTGGAAAAACAGATTGCAGCCGTTTCGGCTTTGGCCGGCTCTCTGCCTTATCGCAAGGACAAAGCATACAGCGTAGGTCAGAGCGCCTTGGGCAGCGATGGCAAGCTCTACCAAGCACTTAAAGCGGTACCGCTGAACACGCCACCGCCGAATGCTGGCTACTGGACCGACATCGGTCAGGCTGTTGTAACGGCCAATGGATTATCTGCACGCGTGCAGGAAATTGGCCTAAGCGTCGAAGACCTAGGCGAGTCGTTCTCAGCACAAGCTGATCAGATCACTGGCCTGAAGACGACCTTGGATACCACTGCAGATAACGCTTCGGCGGCGCAGAAAGCTGCCCAGGACGCGGCAACGCTGGCCGGTGGCAAAGGCAAAGTCATTGTTCAATCAGCAGCGCCCGCAGTCGCGGACCGTCTTGCGCAGAACCTGTGGATCGATACTACTGGGAGTGCGAACACGCCCAAGCGTTGGTCCGGTTCGGCTTGGGTTGCGGTTACCGACAAAGTAGCAACAGATGCGGCAGCTGCAGCGAAGTCAGCGCTTGACCAGGTGGGCAAGAAAGCCGATGCCACTTTAGTGAATAGCTTGAAGACGCGAGTCGACGATGCCGAGGGCGTTCTTTCTTCCCAGGCCACAAAGCTGGATGGCATGCAGACCAGCATCGATGGCAAGGCCAGCTCGGAGGCCCTGCAACAGGTCAGCAGCCAGGTCAGTGAAACTGAAAAGAGAAATGATGAACAGGACAGGCAGCTCTTCTCACAAAGTCAGGCCCTGACTTCGCTGAATGACAGCTTGATCGGGAAAGCGAATGCCTCGGCGGTGCAAGCCCTGGATAATCGGGTCACCGATACGGAGAACGCCCTTACCAGCCAAAGCAGTGACATCACTCAGCTGAAAAACAGCGTGGGCGCGGCTCAGCCATTCGTGGCGGGTAGGGCGTGGGAGTTCACCGGCTCTACTCAGGGATGGGCGGCGATGACGGCCGGTTCAACCTTCACGCCTGGGCCGCTGTTTGCGACCGCGTTCAAGTCCATCAGCCTGCAATGCAGTTTTTCCCCCTTTGTCGCAGGGGCTGAAAACCCCTATCTGCGTATTCGCTTGCGTCGGCGCAATACCACACGGTCAACGGCCGCAATGTATTGGGCCAATGAGGATGGGGGGCTTGCCGAGGCTCGACGATTCAACTGGCCTATCAACACGTCGAGCGGCGACTGGCAGGACATTGAGCTCGACCTCTCTGGCCACGCTGGCTGGAATGCAAAGAAGATCTCGACCATCCGCCTGGACATGTTGAACTCCAGTGACACCAGTGGAGAAATTGACATCGCCTACATCGCGGTCGGCAGACGGTCAGTGTCTGCCTCAGCCCAGGCTGTTTCGAGCTTGAGCAATGTGGTGACTGAGGCTGGAGAGAAATTGACCTCGCAAGGCCAGTCCATCACCAGCCTGCAGGGTGATCTCCGTACCACAAACGACAACGTCACAGCAGCCCAGCGAGCGGCACAAAACGCCGCGAATACGGCAGGTGCCAAGGGTGAGGTGATCTATGGCTCGGCCGCTCCAGCGGCTGACAAGCGTCTGCCTCAAAATCTCTGGATTGATACTACAGGAGGTGCGAACTCGCCCAAGCGCTGGTCTGGCACGGCCTGGCAGGCTGTGACGGACAAGGTTGCAGTCGATGCTGCTGCAGCCGCGGCCAATGCCCTGAACAAGGTAGAAAGCAAGGCAGATGCGTCGACCGTTGATACCTTGGTCAACAAAGTTGACAAGCAGGGGGAGGCCATTACGGCTAGTGGCGAGGCCATCACAGGCATCAACGCTTCGCTGACCCAGGTGGGCGGAGAAAACCTGCTGTTCAACCCGTCGTTCGATATTGCTTCGGCCAGCAACCCTGGGCTGGCAGACGGCTGGGGTTGGCGCAAAACAGCAACTGTGATCGTGATCCCGACGCTTCGAGATGCTGATCTGGGTGCTGAAGGCAAATGTCAACGACTGGACATCTCCGGGCTAACGGCGGGCTCAGGTTCGACCTACGTGGATTTCGTACCCTCAGCCGCCAGCCCGGATGTGCGCCCGCCGGTTTACGAAGGGGTAATCAATACCGCTTCGGTCTTCGTGCGAGGCAACACCGGGCTGATGGCGCAGATTTACCTGCAGTACAAGGATGCAGCTGGCGCAACGCTGAGCACAGATGGACCCGCTAATCTCGTGCTCACTCCGTCCTACCAGCGTCTGTCTTTGACCTCAAATCCAGCGCCGGCGAATGCCGTCAAGATGGATGTATTGTTCAGGCTTCGTTCATCGCCTGGCTCGAGTCTCACTGGTGGATTCGTGGACCTGGACAAGGCGCAGCTGGAGCTGGGAAAGATTGCCACTGGGTGGCGCGACAATGGCAAGGCCAACTCTGCGATAGCGGCTGCCAACGCATCGGCTACTACCGCTCTAGCTGGGCGGGTGTTGAAGACTGAGGAGGGGCTAACGAGCGCGTCCAACCAGCTGACCCAGTTGGACAACAGCCTTGGGGATGTTGGCGGAGAAAACCTCTTCTACAACCCTGGGTTTACCAAAGCTGCCAGTTCGAACGGCTCGGCTGAAGGTTGGGAAACCGAAGGTCCAGTGACGACAACTGACACCCTGGTCACCTCATGGATGAACTCGGGCGAAAAAGCGCAGAGGATCGTTGCGCCAGGCCTGACCAACAGCGCTCAATACAAGTCACTTCGACCGTCAGCGGCCAGGCGCATCAAGGTAAGCAGCGGTCAGGCTGTGACAGCCTCGGTCTATGCCCGGAAAAGTGACAGCGATATTGGAATGCGTGTGTTCACCCAATGGATCAATACCGCCGGCGCGGTAATCAGCGCACCTGCCTCAGAATTGATTCCGTTGACGATCGCTGGCGCTCGGGTGGCATTTTCGGCTGTCGCCCCATCGGGGGCTAGCGAGGCCTATGTTTATTTCCGGCTGTATGCCATGACGGCTACCGCTACGAATGGAACGGTGGAGCTTGCCAGGCCACAGGCAGAGTATGGAACACGTGCCACAGGGTGGAAGGATAACGGTCAAGTCAATGCCGCCAACAATGCTGCCACTTCATCGGCTGTGAGCGGCTTGTCTTCCGCGGTTGATCAGCATGGGAAAGACCTGACCAGTGTGTCGGGACGCACCCTTACGTTGGAAAACACTGTCAACAGTACGGCCAACGGATTGGCAACCAAGGCGTCGGCCTCGGCTGTCGAGACATTGGCCAACCGCGTGACCGATGTGGAGGGTGCGAATACCACGCAGTCTGGGAGCATCACCCAACTCACCAACACCCTTGATTCGATTCAAGGCGTGCTCGGAGCTTCTGGCCTTGATCCGGCACCGAATTGTCTCTGGCAATTCGATACCAGCACAGAGGGCTGGGTGGCGGCAGGTGCAACACTGGCGCAGGGCGCGGGGTTCATCAAGATCACTGCGACCGGTTCGGATCCCCAGCTGCAGAGCGGCACGGCTGCGACGTTGGCTATCGCAGGCAGCTTGTACAGCCGCCTGCGTGCACGCATCACCCGCCGAGCCGGTGCGGTTACCGACTGGGATGGTCAGCTGTTCTATCAGACATCTGGTCACGGATTCGCGAGTAGCTACAGAGCTGTCGCGGCCAACCCCAATCTGGCAGTAGGCCAGTCGGCAGTGGTTGAGTGGGACATGGCCAACCTTGCGGCAGGTGGCGCCGACTGGCTGAGCAGCACCATCACCCGCCTTCGCCTGGACCTGGGGGCTACTAGTGGTGGGGCGTTCGATGTGGACTGGATTGCAGTTGGCAGGGTTGCGCCTGCGGCCTCCAGTCGCGCTGTGGAGTCACTGACCTCTGAAGTCACTCAGAACGGAAAAGACCTGAGCGCCCAGGCCAAGCAGCTTCTTGATCTGAACACGTCGGTGGGCGATGCCAACGCCGCGATACAGAACGAAGCCAAGACCCGCTCTGATGCTGTCGGTTCATTGAGCCAGCAGATTCAGAACACCCAGTCTTCCGTAGGTGAGACCAAGGCCGCCGTGCAGCAGGTTAGCAAGGCCCAGGCCGACTTGGACGGGAAGGTCAACGCTACCTGGTCGGTCAAGCTGGGGCTCACCTCGGGAGGCAGCTATTACGCCACGGGCTTCGGCCTAGGCCTCGAGAACCAAGGCGGGACCTTCCAATCCAGCTTCGTCGTGTTGGCAAACCGGTTCTCGGTGCTGAACCCCGTAGGAGAGGGGCTCGTCAACATCTTCACGGCGGAAAACGGTCAGGTCGTTATGAACGACGCTCTGATTTCAAAGCTCACCGTGCAGCGGGCAATTGTCGGTAGCTCGATCAACTCGTCCGAACTGGCCAACGATGGGACACCAATCATGCGAATGGACTTCGCCTCGGGCACGCTGATCCTGCTCAACAAGGCCGCAACGGCCTACACCGTTTACAACAGGAGGGGTATCGACATGGTCATCAACGGTGTCCGTCGTATCCGCATGGGCGAGTGGGATTGAATCATGCCCAGTGGACTGGAGATTTACGGCTCTGACGGCCGACTGCTCGTCAACATGACGATGTCGATCAGTCAGCACCAAGGGGATGTTGTCACCAATGCAACGGGCGGGGCGATAACCCTGCCCGGTATTCCAGCGGGCAAGCGGCGGTTCTATATCGTCGTGCCGCTGGTCGATACGCAGCAATGGAAGGGCAAGAAGCCCGGCGTGACAATCTCAGGCAATACGCTGTCCTGGCAATACCAGCATTCAACATGGTTTGGTCAGTTCAGCGCCAATTGCAGAATCTACTACGGCTATTATTAGGAGGTGAAATGCCTGTCGGATTCCAGGCTTTCAAAGAAGACGGCACGCTCCTTTTTGATATCGACCGAATTTCCTACGGCTTGTTGAAAAGTGGATATTTGGACTTGGTGGACAGGTGGGGGCGTTATACTTTGCGGTCTCTCAACCTGCCGCCAAATGAAGAAGGTAGTTATTCATACACGCGCCTGATTGATCCCATATGCGGAATCACCGTCACTGGTGCTGTCTCGCCGATCGTTTTCCTTGTCGGCGATGGCAAGCCCTGTGGTGAATCGGTTAGCGGCAATGTCCGAACGCTGTACTTCAAAGGCTGCAGCCCGAATACCAAGGCCTATATCTTCGACCTGATGCGCGACGTGGGCGAGAGGACGGGCATGGAGTGCTATGACGCTGCAGGTCGTATCAGTTTTACAACCGGAATGCCGCCGCTAAATATCATCGCGGCTGTGGATCCTCCTCCAATCAACGCACCGGCCTATCCCGGCTCAGACCTGCGATTCACTCCCTATTCGGGCGGGGGTAACGAAGCGTCAGGTAGGGAATGGGCAAGCACTGACTACCCGCAGCCAAAAGGAGCTGTGTTTGTTCCAGTAGCGTCTGGTGAGCTTGCAGCCTATCTGACGGTCTCCAGGATTTGCATGTTGGCTGAAGGTTACACGCTAGGAGAAGGCGCAAGCGTGAGCGCGAATGAAGGGTGTGGTGGCGCCTCTGGTGGCGTCAGATTCTTCTTCAGTCCTGCCGTTGCAACTATCTCTCAACACAGCGGTGCACGAGACACAACTTGGTCAGATATTCCGACTGACCGCCAACCTCAAGCGCTTGTAATTCGAGCGAGCGACTACCCATTTCCATTTAGATAACCAAAGAGGAAACACCCATGCCCTATGTAGCTATCAACCTGGCCAATGACTACGACTCGGCCAACAAAACCCGCTATGCCACTCAGGAAGAAGCCGACGCCCGCGCTCGCGAGATCCTGAACCAGTTTCCGACCGCGCAGGTTTGCGTGGCCCAGGTACTGAAGGACTACAGCGCCAAGGTATCGATCACGGCGAAGGAACCCGCAGCGGCGCCGGAGCCGGAAGCCCCGGCCGCCTAATCGGCCTCGTTCGACTCCAGCCCGCCCAGCGCGGGCTTTTTTTCGCCTGGAGAAAAAATGGCCAGACTCACCGAATCCCAGGCCGGAGGTGCAAACGTGCTCCGGTTCCTGGACCTGATCGCCTTCTCGGAAGGCACATCAACTGTCAAAGCCAGCGACGACGGCTACAACGTCTTGTACGGCGGCGGTTTGTTCCAAGGCTACGCCGACCATCCCCGACGCAAGCTGACGTTCCCCATCAACGGCAAGAACGTCACCAGCACGGCTGCCGGGCGGTACCAGCTGCTGGAACGCTACTGGGACGCCTACCGGGTCAGCCTCCGACTGTCTGGTGGATTCACACCGGAGAACCAAGATCGCATAGCCCTGCAGCAGATCCGGGAACGGCGCGCGCTGGATGACATCAAGGCTGGACGCATCCAGCAAGCAATCGCCAAGTGCTCGAACATCTGGGCCTCGCTGCCAGGAAACAGTTATGGACAAAATCCCCATCGCCTCGAAAAGCTTCTGGGGCGGTGGGTTGAGCTGGGCGGGGCCCTGGCGTGAGCCCCTGGGTCGGTCTGGCGGCTGGCTTGGTCCTGGTGGCCAGCCACTGGGCAGCCTACGAGCACGGCCGGAGTGTAGAACAGGCGCAGGCTGGCCAAGTCTCGGCCCAGCGCGATAGCGGCGACCGTCTTGCCGAGGTGCTCGGTGAGCGCGGCGCCCGTCAGCAGGAACATCAACGCGCCCAAGCGCAGGAGGAGGCGAGAGCCCATGGTCATGAGGAAAGATCGATTGCGAATGCTGGCGCTGTTGATGCCGATGCTTCTGGTCAGCGGTTGCGCGACGAAGGCGCCAAGTTCGCCGCCGCCGTCAGTTGCCCCGGCACGGATACCGCCGCTGTCGCCCGAGGCCAGGCAGCCACCCGCGCCGCCATGGTGCTCTCCGACCTGCTCACACGGTCTGTCGAAACGAATCGAGAGCTGGCGAAAGCTTATGACGAATCCCGAATAGCAGGCGATCAGTGCCGGCGAGAGTATGATGGAATGACGCAGGATGGTCGCCGTGAAGGGTCCCTTAGCGCGCGCTAATCCGGGTAGAACCTGGCGGCGGTTCGTTGAGGAATACCCAAAATGCACCCAATTGGGTAACGGCCGCCACGAATTCCTTGAAGTCGACCGGCTTCACGATGAACGAATTTGCTCCTAGCTCATACGCGCGAGTAAGATCGGATCCCATCTTTGAGCTCGTCAGCATCGCTACAGGGATCGTGCGGAGGTGTTCAATCGCCCGTAGTGTTTCCAAAACTTCAAGCCCATCCATCTTGGGCAGCTTAAGATCCAGCAGAACTACAGCTGGATTCGCCGCGGGCCTATCTGCGAACCTCTCTCGGCGAAGCAGATAATCAAGCGCTTCCACTCCATCCCGGGCGACTACAACCTCATGCGCTAATTGGCTGCGCTCGAGCGCGATGAGAATGAGGTCAAGGTCGCGCTCGTCATCTTCGACGAGCAATATTGGTTTAAGCATAACGGCGTCTGATGTTTATGCGTGCATGCTACCAGTCCTTCGTCTTCGAATGGCAAATACACGATGCTTGATACTCTCACTGAGTGTGGCTAACCCAGGCAGCGGCGCTTGAGCCAAGCCGCGTTGCGGGCCGGGGCCTGCGAGTCTGTCTATAATGCCCTGACCAATTAAGGGTATCCCCGATGGACAAGGATGAATTCGCCGATGCCATTGAGGCAGGCGAACCGCTCATCAAGCAGTCGATGGAAGCTCTCAAGCGGTATTGGGAGGCTAGGGACTACGGCGCTCCGGCCGAGGAGGTGGAGTGGCTGAGGCTCCATTCTGAATCCTTGGCACAGGTCGTGTATGACTATCAGCTCAGTACAGTCTTCAGGCTAATGGGCCATAAAATAACCCCGGGGCACTAACGTTCATCGTTTAATGGCCCCTGATGCAAGAGTCCTTGAAGCTGATTAACCACCTTAGCTCCTGCAGGCGGTGCCCATGGGGAGCCGAACACAATTTCTGTATATATCGTTGACCGTTGGGTCATTTTGACAAGTGGAAATCAACTAGCGCGTAAAAGTCTTCCAGTGACCATGGTTTAGACATAAAGCTAGCGCCGGGAGGTAAGGGGTGGCCCATTGCATTGTGATACCCGCTCATCACGATCACCTGAATTTTTGGTTGAAGCTCGATCGCGGCGCTTGCTAATTCAATTCCGTTGCTCCGGCCAGGTGTCTGGACATCAGTGATGATCAATTCCCAGGCCTGACTCTGCAATGCCAGGAATCCCTCATCGGCTGTGGCTACCATGGTGACCGCCACTGGAAGATCTTCCAGCATAGTTTCGAGCATCACTCGGATCGCAGGCTCGTCCTCTACAACGAGTATAGAACGAACTGGGCGGAGAGTTTGGTCATTCATACAGGGCTCGCAACGAGCGCGCATCCGAAAATAGCCGATAATGGCGCGCAGTCTACAGGGTAGAGATGATGTGCGACACCCTCTCGGTCGCGCAGCTCTCCAGCCGTTTCATCCTTATTTACAATTCTGGCTGAGCGGTGTCTGATACGACCACGATTTGAACTCATCCGTCCAAGGCGTCTATAGCGGCCCGTGAGCTGCTGTTCAGGGCTTTCTTGCCACCTATGGTGCATGGCGCTACTGTGCAAACGACAGACGGAAATTGGGGGCGTGAGGCGGCACTTGACCGCAGTAGTGTAAGGCTAAGCGACCTGCAAGCGTATGTGCCATGAGCACGGTGTTCTGGTTCTCCGTTCGGAGGGCCCCAAGTACCCATCGCGGTACATCATGGAGGGGGGGACGTTCGAGGTGTGGGGTGTGGTCCGGTTCAGCGTCCGGGACCACGATCGCTGACAGAAGCGTGGGAGTCGTGGGGGAAATTTGGGGGAATGAATCCCCCGGATGGTGTGGAGTGCTGTTGCGTTAACCTATGTTGAAGCTGCTGATTTTATTGGGTTTTACGATTTTCTCGTAAATTTAATTGCGGCCAAAAACGGATTCGAAATCCGTTGTAATCGTACGAAGATAGCCCAAAACCCCCAGGCGCGGGGATTACTTGCTTGACACTGGCCGGATATGGGTAGATCTAGCAGCGGCGCCTGGGCGACGCTGACGATCGGGATTCACCTACGAATCTGTCTATAATGCCCTGACCAAATAAGGGTATCCCGATGGACAAGGATGAATTTGCCGATGCCGTTAAGTCAGGCGAACCGCTCATCGCGCAGTCGATGGAAGCTCTCAAACGGTACTGGGAAGCCAGGGATTATGGCGCGCCGGCCGAGGAGGTAGAGCGCCTGCGACTCCATTCCGAGTCCTTGGCCCAGGCGGTTTCTGACTACCAGCTTCGCACCGTCTCCAAGCTGATGGGCAACAAACTGCCCCCTACGCACTAGCGCATCCCACTTGTCGGCAGTTGCCGGCCCCATTGCAGGTCACTACCATACTGTTCATTCATACAGTATGGGGCCCCGCCAATGAACACCTCTCTTGACTTCGAAATCGACGACATGCCCCAGCTCAGCCTGGACGATCTGATGCAGGTGCGTGCGCCCTGGACCTACCTGGTCAAGATCGAAGGCGAGAGCATGCAGGGTATTGGAATGTATTCCGGCGATCTGCTGGTCGTTGATCGAAGCGTCGAGGCCAAGCACGGCGACATCGTGATCGCGGCGGTGAACGGCGAACCGGTCTGCAAGCGCATGTGCCATGAGCACGGTGTGCTGGTCTTACGGTCGGAGAACCCAAAGTACCCCTCGCGGTACATCATGGAGGCCGATACGTTCGAGGTGTGGGGTGTCGTCCGGTTCAGCGTCCGGGATCACGACCGTGTATCAGGGTAGGGTAGGATTCGGCAGAACGCCGGAGGAGTGTGGCCAGGCTGTCTAATACTGCCGTGAGGGACCGCGCTTTTACTAAGCGACCAGGGGCAGCCGCTGTGGGGCAGCGTCCCGCAGCCGAGTGCTCTCTGAAGTATTACGCGATAATGTCCATCAATTGAGAGAAACAGGCCAGGGATGAGAACAGCTCAGCGCGGACGCTGGAGTGCACAGCCATTGTGCCGCGACCTCAACCAAGAGATCCCACCGTCCGCCCATTCATGCGATTTGTGCAATTCGAATCTTCCCCTGCGCTAGCCAATCAGCTAGCTTTGACAATGGCAAGGATTTAGTTTTTTGGGTTCGCGAGAAAAAATTAAAAGGGACAGGTATGCCGAGTAGAACTACAGTCGAGATCCTTAGGTCGCATCAACAATTAGTTCTCAGCGATGCGAACGAGGCATCTACGAGGCTCAAGCTAATTGACAAGGTGTTAAGAGACATACTTGGATGGTCCGACGAAGATATCTCGCCTGAAGAGCATGTTACCGAAGATGGCGGGACTACTTACTCCGATTATATCTTGCGTACCGCCAACACTGCCATCGTGGTCGAGGCCAAGAAAGTCGGCGCCTCATTCACAGCGGAGCCAGGGCAGCGACGAGTAAAATTATCTAATCAATTCTTGCAAAGTGCATTGGGCGAGGCAATCATCCAGGCTCGGGATTATGCCAGAAAATTTGGAATAGATTATGCCGTCGCAACTAATGGTTCTATATGGGCTATTTTCCCCGCGCAACGCCACGATCAAGTAAAATTTAACGATTCTACAGCACAGGTGTTCTGGTCATTACAAGATGCTCTTAATGATAGCTATCAAGAATTTCATGACTTGCTGGCTAGAAACTCAGTTATTTCCGGAAGCTTAGAGGCTACCCTGCTCGGCCGAGTGGGTAATCAAATTGAGAACAGAAAGCTGGGAAGTTTTTTCTCTACAAATGCTAGAGGTGCACGGCACAACCCTATATTCCCTCTAATCGAAGAGGAAGTAGGCACGGCATTTTCAGACTCCATCGTTTTGCTAGACCGTGATTCATTTGAACGCTGCTATGTTTCCGCCCCGGAAACTTTGAAGTTCGACCATAAGATAAGAATGAATGTTTCGCGACGGTCTCCTGTGGTAGCCGGCTCTGTGTTGCGGGCGATGAAAGATACTGATGCCCAAGTTTTGATAAAAAAGTTTCAGCGCAGTGGGCGGAGAGAAATAAAAACAGTAGATGCCAAGCCCCTCGCAATCTTGTTGCTTGGGACTGTTGGCGCAGGGAAAACAACATTTCTTCACTATATGAGGAAGGTCAGAATTAGTGAGTTATTTGAAAATGCAGACGAGCTAAGTTGCCCTCACTGGCTGCACCTCGACTTCTTAAGTGCATCAGGAAATCTCTCCGCCAGCGATTTTATCTATAGATCACTACTGACATACATAAATAAAAATAAACACTTAAAGGGGGCGAGTTTCGTTAAGGCAGCATACCAAGAAGAGATCGATGCTCTCCGGTCAGGGCCACTTTCAATGGCCTCTCCTGGCAGAGTAGATGACCTTATTGCCGACGTAATTATGGAAGACTATAAAAAAGTAGTTCCTTACGTTGACAAGCTCTTGAAGCATGCGACTGCCAATTCACCATTTTTCTTGATAATAGACAACGTAGATCAAATTGAAGACGACGACATTCAGTCGAAGCTATTCACCGAGTCATTGGCAATCGCGCGCTTACTCTCCATCAATTTAGTGCTCTGTCTAAGGCAGTCGACGTTTGCAAGACACCGAAACTCACCCGCAATTGACGCGTTTGACTTCGAGACAGTTCAAATAGATCCACCACGAATTAGTACGGTTCTTTCTAAGCGGTTTGCACTTGTTAAGTACATGACCCACAATAAAAAAGGCGAATTTATTGCAGAAAATGGTGCCAAAGTTCGGCTAGAGGATTCTTCTCTAATTATTGATTTGCTTCAAGGTTCTGTATTGGGGACGGAGATCGGTAATCGCATAGAAGTTCTTGCGACTGAAGATGTCAGGTTGGCACTCCGAATGACTCGCGAATTTTTAGAGCGAGGCTATACCAATCCAGGACGTGCTTTGGACTTATATCAGAGGACTGGCAAATACCTCCTTCCCAAGCACGAAGCATTCCGTGCGATCATCCTTGGTACGAATACAGTGTATGCGGAGGATTCGTCTGCCATAGCTAACCCTTTCGACTCGAGACTTTCTGTAAATCAAATGCAATTACTTAGATTGTATTTGTTATCCGCGATCGTAGCATACGCCACAGAAAGCAATTTCAGGCTGGTCGATGGATCAATAATATCAGAAAGTATGAGGAAAATTGGAGTAGGCGACAGCTTTACTCAGAATGTTTTGATCGACCTCTGCAAAAAAAGATTTATTTTTACTGCTAATCATGGCGAGCCGACTATCGCATCGAGCTTCGTACCATCCAGGTTGGGAGGTCATGTGGTGAGAGAGCTGATATGTGACTTTACCTTCATCGAGAACGTAATGTTTGACACATACATATCAGATCCAAAAGTGTGGCAATCTTTAAGAGATTTCAGCGCAGAAATTGATGCCGAGCGTGAGGTTGTACGACGTATCAGAATCCGTGTTCAACGTGCTCGGTTGTTTTACAACTACATGCATCTACAGTTACGACAGCTGGTTGACGAGAGTCGCAGGAGAGGCCTACCTGCTCAATGGTGTCATGATGTGCTGAAAGAAAGAAAAAATGACTTCCGCAAACAACTACGTAGAGTATTAGAGTCAGCCAAGCGAAATTACACATCTTTAGATTCGGGTGCGTCGCGGCGAGTTGCACACGATGATGATGATTTCGGGGATGATGAGGACTAAATTCAAACATTGCAAAAATCCTCGAACTTAAGCTCCGGGGATTTTTCATTCTCCGTTGATTGTCTCTTGAAAGTATCTGCCATCACAGGATGGGTCAGCGTCAGATCTTGGCCGTTGACTGCGCTCTCTGAGGGCAGCTTTGGGTCGATTGCAGTCATTGAATCAGGCGGAGCATGCGCCGGGAACGACGTGTGTTATGCCGGATCGGCATCATGGTTGGATGAAGGCCATCGGACCAATTCACGAACCAACTTGTGAGTATCCGTGAGGGAGTGAGAGGAGTTTGGCCCAGCAAAATCTACACATCCCCACCCGCTTAAACCCATGGCATAGCGCATGGTGATGTTTGCTGTGGAGATCAAGTGCTTGTCCTGCGGGGGTTCCAGAGGTGTATTTAGGCCCTCTCGTCAGTTCTGGGCCAATTTTGGGCCATTTCGACTCGGGGCGGCAGCTTCTCCAGCTCCCTCCAGTCCAAGGAGGAGCTGATCCATTTCGCGTAGGTAGAGAGCTACATCTCGACGCTGTAGCCGAGCTGGCTCGCGATGAACGCGGGGTTCATCCCAGACATCAGGCACATGGTTGCGTAGGTGTGGCGGGTGTCGTACTGACGGCGTTCACGGATGTTCAGCGCCTTCAGCGCCGATTTGAAGTGGCGGATTGTAACACTTGGCTCGTTGATCCACAGCCCACCTTTGCTAGGTTGGAACACGAAGGGACTGGTTGGTGCTGACCAGCACTTGGGCTTCGTTTCACTTGAAGATCAGGATTCCCTCAGGTTCCAGTACACGGAAACGCTCGGCAAAGCCTTGGGGGATATCCTCCCGCCATTCACTGGTGAGCACTCTGTACATTGCCCGCACCCAGCGAGCCACGTCGGCCCGGGTCAGATGCGGCGGATCGAACACGACCAAGCGCAAAGCGGCGTCCCCAAGGGCAGACTCCGAAAGTCCATCAGCACATCTGGCTCAACCTTCAGTATCCGGCTGTCGCATCGCTGGTGTTCGTCGTCGCGGATGTCGCCGAACAGGGCGCGCTGGTCTTCCTTGTCGAACCACATCATGCGGCGGGCACTGCATGTGTCGAGCACTTCAACCGCTGCGCTCATCGCGGCCCCCGCAAATCAGGTAGGCCATGTACATCAGGGCTAGGGTCATAGAAGGTGTCCTCCGGCATACCGCAGGGCGTCACGATCTTGTCGAAGCTAATCGCGCGCTTTGATCAGGCCTTGATTGCGGTTGAAATGTTGCGGTGCTCCAACTCGAGGGTAATGGCAACGCATATAATGCGTCAGGATCACCTCGCCCGGCTTCTGGCCGAGCCAAACCCGCCTGGAACGGCATCACGCCGGCCGGGCTATGACTCAGGGAAATGAGACCAATGAAGACCGTTACCAAGGCCGGTATCGCTGGCGCGGTGCTGGCAGTAGTAGGCGCAGCCCACGCCGAGCTGCACGGGGAAGAAGCAGAGATTGCAGCACGGGATGCAGCGGTGCGTCAGTACGCGGCGAAGCTTGAGGCCGATTGGCAGCAGTGCTTGAGAAAGCCGGAGACCAAAACCACCCAGGATTCAGCTCATTGCGCATATGAAATGCGGGAGGCGGCCAAGGACGCGGTGGAAGAGAAGTACCAGAAGGCCCTGGCCACCGCAAAGGGGTATGTCGATGAAGGCTCGCTCCCGAAAAATGTACCGGCCATGATGCCCCAGGCGCAGGCAGCGTGGGAGAAGTTCGTAGAGGCAGATTGCGACGTGGTAGGTGCTCTCGTCACTGGGACCGCGAGTTCTACCTATCAGATAGTGTGCGAGTACAAGCACCAGATACAACGTCTCCACGACTTGGACGAATGGTGATTTTGATGGTGTTTGATAGGCGCAGGTCGTCGTAGTCGGGGCAGTCGCTCGATTTCGAAGCTTCGATGATTTCTCCCAAAGATCTCATGGCTTGACTCCAGCGGCCAGGGCCTCAGCCTCCAGTGGGGTGTACGCCACGCCATCCAACGCGCTGCCTCGTGGTATTTGGCGGGGTTCTGCCACTGGCCCACGTCCTTGACGATCTGCCTCAGCAGCCAGCCTTCTGCTTCGATCCGGTCGGTCATGTCTAGCCCCAGTAGCCAAGGTCTTCGTCAATAGCATCATGCGGATGCCAGGCGCCGAACGTCTTATGCAGAGAGTCGGCCATCTTCCAACTAGCCCACCCTATGACAGCCTTCAAGAAATCTCGAATTTTCCTCACAACTCATACCTCTCATCAATCCAGCGCCCAGGCGCCAGAGCAGGTGGAGGTTCGGGTTGGGTTTCGTGCTGGGAGAGCTGGCGCTGATTGCTGGCCTGCGGCTGGCTGTCGGAAATGCAGCTGATGCCGCCGTAGAATACGTAGCAGGTAACGCCGCGCTCCTCGTCGTGCACACAATTGCCGCCCCTGTCGATGTTCCCGAATGCCTCGACATGAAAGGTTTGCCCGGCGCTTGCGCCTGTGGCCAACAGCAGGAGGCAGAAGGCGAGGCGGGTCATTCGCTCACCTCATCAACGGGCACCACCGTGCCGCCGTTTGTGCGCTGGGCCTACGGATTTCTTGGCCGCCATATCTCGGCACTGATGCGTAAATACACCATTAAAAATGCGTCAGGCATATATACTAGCCGGACAAGTAATTAAGATAATTCAAATTTCAAGAGAGATAGCCACGTGCGCAAAACATACCTAAGCCTGATCGTAGGCGTTGCTGCCACACTTCTGATTCACGGCGCCCTAAAGAGGAAAGAGGAAAATTACGGGGGATCTTGCGATTCAATTGATGATGGAAGGTACGTGCCTGAGGTAACTGGCAAGGCAGCGGCATCATTGTTTGAGGTTAGGCGACGCCTATACGCAGCTGCAATCGCGGTGTTTATTTCATTCGCTTGGAGTATCGCGTGGTGGTTTGAGGGAGACGCTGCGCAATTTTCACGGTCGGGATCTGTTATAACTGTATTTGCCCTTCTTGGCGAATCGCTTTTGGGCGAGGGTGTGAGCAGACTCAACAGGCAGATGCGAAGATCGCATGGCAGTTACTACACGTTGTGGCGCGCTGTTTGCGCCATCGCGGCAGTCTTGGGAACGCTGGTCTGGGGTTACGGTGATCTGTTACATGCCAACCTGATGCCGGAGCCTGTGCCTCAGCCTCAAATTTGCATGCAAACCAATTGAAGCAGAGGCTTCTCTAAGCTGGCTGTTCGCTGGGCACGAGGGGGAACCGAGCCGCTAGTATGGTTTTATGTGGGGCGGGTCAGGCTTTATCGACATAGCGCAGCAGTGAATAGAGAGAAAGGGGGTATAGCGGAGTGTAGTACATTTGTACTCCTATTAGGCTTTCAGCGTATTACCTGCCTTCGCCAGCTCGGCTGTTACACGCTGACGCCAATCCGCGCCGTGCCTTAGGGTGTGCCCGAGAGGCCAGTGAATCACGACGGCCTGCTTGACTTCGGCATTGGGTGCGATCGTGAGCCCCATAATACGTAGAGCCTTGGCGATGTGGTGGCAAGTAAGGTTCGGGCGTCCGAGGATTTCGCGAAGGTCGCTGCTGAGCGCTGGAATGATTGTGGTGTTCCAGTCAGCTAGCTTGGTGTGCAGTTCCAAATTCTCGGCCTGAATACATCTATCCTGGATGTCAGCGTCATCGTGGATCGTCAATGCCAGCTGCAGCTCTGCGATTTCCAGCAGCTGATTGATGTCGGCGCTATCGACATAGGTCCAGCCCAACAATCGGCAGCCCAGCCTGCTCAAGGTTACCTATACCTAAAGGTGAGGTGTTTCCTAGCATGACTAGATCACAAAGTGTTGCGTACTTGGCTGAGCTGAAAAGACCACCGTTGCAGTCGATGATCTTTAGTGATGGTGAGGTCTATCGGTGATCTGCCTGGAAAAATGATACTGATAGTTTCCCCAGTTGCGTTTATATTTACGGTGTTACAATTAGGTCAGATATCTTGGGTCGAATTTGGTCGAAGACTTCGATCGGTGAAGCACTTTTGAGTACGCAGAAGCTTACGTAAAAGGAATGTGCCTGCAGCGAAGTAAAGAGGATATGGAGGCTAGTTATAATTAAACCCACATGGAGGCGTTTTCACCTCCTTCAAAGAATTCGGTTGGATATGGAAGCGTTCATGTTTTGAGTACGGCAGGTGGTGGCTACTGGCTCAGCGCCATGCTTTGCGGCGATTGGCGATTTTTGATGTAATGCCCGACCATTTCACAGGAAGGAACCTTATGAAGCACACCATGATTGGCGCAATTTTCGTCGCCGTTACTGCGCTGTTGCTGAGCGGCTGCTTTGGCTCAACAGAAGAGCAAAAAGCAAAGGCGCAGCAGGAATCCAGCGACAGGCTATGGGACATCCCACCTCCGAAGACACCAGATAAGGGTTTCAAGCCCTGATGGGGGATTTCTAACGCCGCCTATCTCTAGGCGGCGTTTTTCGTTTGGGTGCTGGCGGGCAGCGCCGCAGGGTTAGGCGGCAGCGCGAACTACGAAGCTCAGGATGGCAGTGGCGTCGTCGTTGAAACACTCGGCCAGGTTTTGATACGTCCGATACTTCGAGTTTTTCCAGCTTGCTCCAGTCGGAGCTTGGGTTGAGCCAACGGCATAGGTCGATATCAGCATGTAAACGCTGTGACCCAGCTGTTGGGCTATGAATGCGGGACTTAGAACAGAGGCAGTCGGCGTATGGCCTGGCGAACTGGATAGCACGCAAAGCCTGATCGTTCAGCAGCACACAAGTCCCTTTCTGTCTTCGTTCCTTCCTCTATCTTGCTTTAGGGCGACTCTCCTTATGACTTGCTGCATCCTCTTCTGCAGATTGATCCCATCCCATCGGCTGGCATGACGTCTATCGGTACATTAGCTACGTCTTTAATCTTACTGCGCTGCGAGAGGGCGAGAGTCGCAAAGAATGCGCCATCTGACTGAAGTGCAGCGCACACGCCGACCTCGTGGGAATTCATTGCGCGTTGCTCGCTCAAGTTGATCCTCCTTGAGCATCCAAGCCCAAGTCCATGGGCTTTCCAGCAACGGACCGGGGCGGGTCGTTGGGAGACAACGCTACGACGGCATGAGGCCGTACGGTTACGGGTGATGCGTCCAGGGGGATAGGTGGTCATCCTTGGAAGTCTGTGCAGGATTGCCTTAGAGTTTGCGCTTTACTCAAGCCTTCAAAGGAATGACTCCATGGTCACCTGCCATGTTCGTTATGTGATTGATCCCTACCAGCTTCCCGCTTTTGAGGCGTATTCCCGTCACTGGATCGCTCTGGTCGAGCGCATGGGAGGCCAGCACCATGGCTATTTCCTGCCTTCTGAGGGGGCGAGCAATGTCGCCTATTGCCTGTTCAGCTTCGAGAGCCTTGCTGCCTATGAGCAGTATCGACAGCAGGCGGCAGGCGATTCGGCATGTATGGAATTGGTCAAGGAGGCCAGCGACAGGAAATTCATTCTGAGTTACGAGCGAAGCTTCTTGCGCCCAGTGTTCGAGTAGTAAGCAGATTTCCTTGTATCAGCCCAGCTCTGTTCTGGGCTTTTCGCATCTGGGCTGGGCCACGCCGCCTTGTGGTAGATTCCCGGCATCATCAAGGAGGGATCAAATTCGAATCTTGATCGGGGCAATGGGTTTGGCTTTGCTAGCGGGATGCATGGCTCCAACCATGAATGAAGCTCGTCAGGCTGGTCCCTATAAAGTTCTGAGATCGACCAAAACTGACGCCGCGCTGGCGAAGTGTGTCCAGTACGAATGGCAAAATCAGCCGATTTTTGGTGGAACACCTGGCGCCACTCTTCAAGCAGGCCGCGATGTCGGCTATACCGTCTTCACGCAAGTATCAGAGTATTTCGTAGACATCCAGCCAGCACCGAGTGGGTCTGAAGCAAAGTACTACGTGGTGCTGGGGAACTGGATCGCAAAAAAGCGCCTGTCAGCATTGCAAGGCTGTCTGTAGCGGTTCCGTCGAGCGCGCAGATGCCGGGCTGATACGGTCTCGACTTTCAGGAGATAGAAAATATGCGAAACATCATAGTCGGGTCGGGCTTGGCATTGCTGGCGGGGTGTGCGAGCGTTGGCGACACCCGAAGCAATCCGCCACTGCTGGACTTGAAGTCGTCAAGGCCACCCCAGCAGGTTGCCGAGTGCATCCGAGATGCCTGGCAGAACACCACGGTGCTGGGGGTAAGTGTCGGCGGTATCTTGCAGACATCTGGCGACCGCTACGCTGTCTTGGCGCCTGACGCGCAGACGCCTATCCATTTGGTCGATGTGGCATCAGCACCAAGTGGTTCGACTGTCCGTTATCACTTCTATCGCACCTGGCAGTCACCGCTGGAGCGCGTGACAGATGCGGTCAGGTCATGCGCCGGTTGACCTATCCGGGGTGGATAGCTTTTCAATGGTCGCTGACTGCTACCGAGCGCGTGGTGGCCACGCTCAAGGCCACGGTGCCCGCCACTGAGGAGTACAGCATCAATGAATGCTGTGGCGTGCTGCATTCCTTAACCTGAGAACACATAATGCAGCACAGAGGACGCACGACAGGGTGCGGCTCAAGGCACGAAAGGACGGCCAATGACCGAGAAGGAGGAGCTGGAGCTTGAGAAGCTCCAAGCTGAAATTCACAAGCTCACCGCCGAGGCGCGAAAATTGATCGCCGAGGCCAACAAAATGAAGCGCGAGACGCTGTTTTACCCCTTTGTCGCGGTGGGAGGGCTAGTCACCGTCATCGTTACCGCTGCGGCCTTCATTCAAAAGCTCTAGCCTCCCGTCCTGAGAAACAGGCTTGCGCCGAGTGGTCTTGAGCTTTACGCCAATTCGGCCGACACTATCGCCATAGGGTCTAGCAACAGGCGTGACCTGGCATCACAAGCGAGGGCGACCATGAGCCATGATCAAGTTATCAAGCAGATGAAAGAGAACCTGGCACAGCTGGGCAGTGAGGTCCGCGAGGGCACGCAGCACCAAGCGCGCAGCATCTTTCTGTCGGCTGCTGCGGGCGCAGTCTTCGCTTTGGCGACGAGCTGGGTAGCGTTCAAGCTCTTTTCCTGA